ATGCCCAACTCAGACCTACTCCCTTCCCTGCTCTCCAAGCTCTACGAAAACCAGTTGGCCCTTGAGGCGTCCATCATGGAGATCTCGAACTGGGTCGAGCAGCGTGGCTCCGCTGATGTGGCCGAGAACGTGCGTGGCGCTCTGCACACCATCGACGAGAACGAAGAGTTCATCAAGCTGACCCTGGCCGTCCTCATGGCTCCTGACTGATCAGACAGTCAGCGAGCTATCGCCCTGACATACGCCTGGCACGCCCGCAGCGCGATCAATCCTTGATCGCCATCACCGGTGATGGCGAGAATTCGTTGAGCATGCGCTGGGTCAAGTTGGGCTCGCGCGGCTCCATGAACCACGCCGACGGCGCCGGGGGTGGCAGGCACGTTGCAGCCACTGGCTGAATCCGCGACGTCGAGAAGGACTGACAGCCGGACATCAGAAGTGGCAAGGTGATCGCGTAGAGCAGCCTGGTTGCGCTGGGCATCGGATAATTCCCTGGTGTGTTGTTGGTCCTGGCCGGCGAGCTGCTGCTCCAGGGCCAGGCGCTTGTCCTGCTCGGCGCGTGCTTGGGTGGCGGCGGCATTGGTGATCGCCGCCAGGTCATCCTTGTGCAGAACTGCCTGCTCGGCGAGCTTCTTACCCATCCGCCAGTCCTGCACCTGCCAGGTGCCGGCGGCACTGATGACCATCGCCAGCAGGATCGCGGCCAGGATCTGCCCGGCCGTCATCACGGCACATCCTTGAAGAAGACGTGATGCCCCAGGCGCAGGGTCTGCTTGGCCTTCGCCGCCCAGGCCGGAGCCTTGGGCATGGTGGTCGCGTAGTAATGCGTGGCGCCGCCGGTAGGGTCGGCCACGGCGGCGGTGATCACCTGGTCAGCCGCGCGCTGGGCCTGGGCAAACTGCGCGGCCGGGATCACCTTGGCGCCACTCAGGTATGCATAGTTCGGGTCGTTTTGATTCCAGCAACTGAACTGCCAGGGCTTCAGGCACACGCCTGCATAGCCCTCCCCCCACCACGACTTGTCCTTGCCGTCGAACACTCGGTTACGGATGGTCCAGGCCACGGCGATCTGTCCGTCCAGACCTTCGCCACGGGCCTCACCCCAAAGGGTGCGCGCCAAGATATCCCAGTCTTTTTCAGTTACGGTCATACTTTTCTCCATGCGAAAAAAAACCGCACAACGGCGGGGATTAGAGGTGAAAACCAGCTTGGTTAACTTGGGCGCGCGGTGCAGCCCCAAGGGGAATATTGGCAATACAGCTATTGCGATAACGAGTTCCAACAACGTTATTATTTGACAGCTTCTAGATGGGGCACATCGCTATCATCTGCGCCAAATTACGCATAGCAGAAGGAGCGCGTTAATCGTGTTGAGACCCGCCAAAACTACCAATCACCACGGATGGGTTTGGGTCTATAAAAAAATCAGACGCCTTGGATTTTCTCGTTTTACTGCTTTTTACAGGGTAAGCCTCTACGTTCTACGAGGAGATACCGGAACTTTTAGGTTCAAATATGGCTGGCAAAAATTCCGCTTCCGCCGTTAATTACGGATGGCGCCGGGCTTAAAGGTTTACCTAGCCCGACTCGTGCCCGACCCGGGCGATGAATGCGGCGGCGCGCGATGTGCCGACAATGCCATAACGATTCATAGCCGTGTTCAGGACAGGAACAAAAACGCCGGCTTGGTGGCCGGCGTTCGGGAGGATCTGCAGCAACTGCTGCTCGGTAATAGGCATGGCTTTTCTCCAGGCAAAAAATACCCGCTCATGGCGGGTGGCGGTGTTCAGCGGAAACTCAAGACGCTTGTGTAGGGCCCAACCGATTGATGGTTGCGCGGGCGGCTGTGCGTGCCTCTTTGATGTCGTCCGGGATGGGCGTGTCATCCTCAAGCAGGGCGAAGGCATGCCAGTTGGTCTCATTCAGGTACGCGCGGGCCTGGTCGAGGCTGACCTCATCCGCCAGATCCTGCTCTGTCTTGATCAGTTCAAGCTTGCTCCAGTCCACCATTTTCTTGTTCCTCCTGAATTTCTGGCAGTTCAATCACGGGCGGCGCGGGTGGCGAGGTGTCAGGGAACTTTACCGGACCGCTGCCCGCATCGATTACGATTGGCTCTACTGGATTGCGGTATTCCTCGGGGCTGTTCCAATCGACAGGAAGACACAAAGTAAAGTTAAGAACTCCGTCAATACGTTCGACGTATTCCGTCTCTACGAAAAACTTATTACCAACCGCGCTACCCGGCAAGCGGTATCCTGTGGGGATACCAGACAAATCGATTACATCCCCATTAATAGTGATTACGTCACCTTTAACCGATGCGTCGAGCGGTTCGTCCGTCAAAAACGGGAATAGTTTAATTTTCATTTCCAGTGGCTCATGATAATACCTTTTACGCCGAAAGCTTGGGCTGACGCACCGTTTTTTATGACCATTGTTAGTAACGTCTGGCTGCTCATATACGCCAACATTAGGGTGAAGTCATTAGCCTGTGTCGGAATGCATGTGATTGCGACGTTTGTGAAAGTCGAATCCACCCCGGTGTTAGCCGGCACTGTAATAGAAACCGTGCTTACCATATTTGCGGGGCAGGAACCTGTATTAGCGAAAGTTCCGTTCATAATCATAAGCCCGCTTATGAACTTGTTAACTACAACCCCGCTAATCACAGTTCGCGAGTTAATGCCTCCGCCGATTACAGCAGGATCGGCGCCCGCATTGAAGTCGTTATACATCACACGCCATGCGCCCCAAACCCCGTTAACCTGTATGCGTTCGGCGCGAATAGATTGCGTTATCCCGTATGCTTCTTGGTGTAAATACCCTGCACCGTGAACTGTGTTCCTCAAGAAAAGAGCATTACCCGAAAAACTTGGAGGCCCGTTTGTAAATGTACCGTTAAGGGCGTAGATCATTGCAGTTACGAGGAGGTTACAGTCGGCACCGTTCCCCACAACCTGAGCAATACCGCCATTCCACCCAGCATGACCGACCGTTAGTACCTCGCCAGCTTTCACGCTGTCGCGAAATGCCTTCGGCAGCCCCAGAGCGCTCTGCGCCGCAGCTTGCGTCGTTGCGCCTGTTCCACCACGCTCCAATGGCACCGGCGCAGCGGGTGTGCCAATCCCCTGATAGATCTCCAAGGTCATCGCATTTATCTTTGAACTCGCCACGCGGGGCGTGTCGCCACCGAGACCTGTAGGCGGCGTACCGAGAATAATTTCTTGTCTTGCCATGGCTTTCTCCAGGCGAAAAAATACCCGCATAGCGGGTGGTGTAGATCAATTGGTGAGTGTGGTGAGCGCTCGATCAGGTGCCGGGAAGTCTGGCGAATACCGCGCCGGGCATGCCCATATTCGACCACGCGCCAAGCGCCGTTACACCAAACACCTGTAGGCACGACTGGGAGTAGTTGAACCTTACGCCGATAGGTGTCCAGTTAATGTGCGTCGGGGTCAATAAGCCTCGCGAGAACGGGTTGATCATGAAGTACTCGTCAGCGAGCAGGGCTGCGGTCAGGGAGTTGCGCCAGTAATACCCGTTTGCAATTGGGTTTATCTGCACCTTGCCCTGGAATGACCACGAGCTACTTGCCTTTGTGAAAAGTACCGGTGTGGCGCCAGAGTCGAATATCACAGAACTGTTAGCGTCCCACATTCTCAATCCATAATCTGCCTTTGTTATTGATGCAAAAACGGCTGCAAACCACTTTCCATAAGGCCTATAGTCGATATTGATCGTGGTCAGTACAAACCCAGTCCAGTTCCCCGGACCGCCAGAAATAGTCATCCCGGTGTATAAATCATCTGGTCTGTCAGGGGTATTCCTGATGAAGATGCACGGAGGCTCAGGCGTTGTTATCGCCGACGGGAATGTAACGTAGGCAGTTGAGCTTCCCGAAGCCTGATAAGTCCCGTTGTATAGCGCGCATAGTCTTGGCTGTTCTGAGTCGATCTGAACGTAGTTACCGTCATTTACAACCGATAGGCCGAAATTCAATTTTTAAACCTCATTACCAAAAGCCTGAACTGAATGCTTGTGCTAAACCAATCGGTCTCTGCTGGGTTTTTATTTCTCACCTGAACAACGCCCGGCGAAACAGTCATATAAGGCAGGGCGCTGCTACAGTATTGGTTCGCAGCTGCAACTGTCGGAAGTACGACAGCAGTACAGTTCGCAGGATCAAACCCGGGGATGGACACCGTCACCACAGGGGTGACGGCCAGGTTGTAGAGCGCATTGTGCAGCACCTGATAGGTGTAGCTGTCGGTATCCATTTCGAGCACGCCATTCGCGCTCCACGTCCTCACTCCATAGGTCATGGCGAAAGTCTCCCCACCAATACACGCAGAAGCTCGTTGATGTCGTACACCGCAAGGCCATCGTTATTGAGCAGCGTCGAGCCACCGGTGCCAGCGCTGCGAAGCGTGAACGTGCCGGCCTTGACGTTGATTTCCAGCAACGGCCGCCCCTTGGAGTCAACCGCTTCAGATCTCAGCGTCATTCCCAGAATGATCTCCTGGATGAATGCCTTGTTGATGACCGCTTGGTTTATGAAGACCTGGCCACCACTCACCACGAATGGCGTTATCAGTTGCCCGCTCACCTCATCCACAATTGCGAAGCGTTGAGCGAACGCGAGGATCTCCGATGTATTGCCGTCAGAGCCCAAGGAAAGCCCTGCCATTACCTTCTTGCCGTTGCTGGTGGTTTCGGCCTTGATTGTCGTCATCGCCGAAACCTTACCGTCGGTGGTGACTTGGGCCTTGCTGACGACCTGAATAGCTGCCGAGTTATCACCGGCTACCGCCTTAAGGGTTTTGATCTCTTCGGCAGTGGCTGCTTTGTCAGTTGCCATGGCTGTCTGGACGGTCGTGATGCTTGCCGCGTTCGCCGCCACGTTCGCTTCGACAATATCTGTACGCTGCGACTGCGCGAAATCCCGCTCAGCAATTGCGGACATCAGCGACCAGGCCCCGGCCGAGGCGGTGTCATCACCCGCACTGCCCTGCTCCGAGCCTGCAGAGTCTGATTTCACCAGTGCATAGACGCCTTCCAGGCGTTCGGCAGTGGCCGTGACCTTGCCGTCCACCTCTTCGATAGCCGCCTTGTTCTGGCTGATTTCCAGCGCCATCGCCGCATTCGTTTCGGCGATGGTGCCCAGGTTGAACCAGTAGTTGGCGTTCGGCGGTGCGGTGTTGACCGGTACCGCCTTGGTGGCCTGGAACAACTGTTGGCCTACCCGGACCATGTCGCCCTTGACGTAGGTCTTTGTGGAGACGTACTCCAGAGCGTCGACCACTTCCGAGATCAGATCCTCCAGCTCCTGCTTGGCCTTCTCCAAGCGATCGTTGACCGAGCCCGGCCCATCACCACTAATCAGGTCGATTTCTTCCCGCAGGCTCTGGTACAGCGCGCCCTTGCCGATCTTCTCGGCGAAGTACTTGTCGTACTCCGTCTGATCAGAACTGGCCCGGCCATTCACTGCGCCCGGGATCGGCCAGAACGGCCCGACGTTGCCGGTACGGTCCACCAGGCGAGCCCAGAAGTAGAGGCTCGCCCCGGCCAGGATGTTCTGCATCTCATGCTTGGCCTGCGGGTAGCTGAAGTCGCTCAGCTTCACCGCAGTGGTTAGGTCCGGTGACTGGCTGTACCAAAGCTCCGTCCGCTGGGTGTCCTCGGCGCCCGGCGGGAAGCCCCACTGGATGCCAATGCCATAGACCAGGCTGCTGGTGGTCAGGAACGCCACCGCCGGCGGCAGGCCAACCTTCCCTTCCAGGTTGGTCAGGTTGGAGCTCTTCCAGATCGACGAGATCTCGAAAGCGCTCACTGACCGAACCCGGGCCACGTAGGCGCCGGAGTAAATGCCAGTGACGTCGACGCTGGTCGAACCGGCGCGCTGCACCTTGATCCAGTTGCCGCTGTCCTTGCGCCACTCCACGTCATACGCGACCGCACCGTTCACAGCGGGCCATGAAATGTTCATGGTGCTGATGGCGATGCCCTGGTTCACGGCATAGCTCGACGTCAGTGTGACGCTCGCCGGCGCCGGAACGACGGTGATCGGCACAACGCTGATTGGGCGTTCTTCCAGGCGCGCGCCGGTGTCGATGTGCGCGAACTTGCTCGGGTCATACTGCACAGCCGATATCTCGAACACGCCAGGCTCCGGCCGCGCCACACTCACCACCCGGTACAGCGGGATGGCGAGGTCGTCGGCATCCAGCGCCCACACCAGTTCGGGTTCGGGCGCAACGGAGTAAGCCACGGTAACGGTGACCTGCCGGCCGCTGACCAACTGCACGGTGCGCCCCTCGCATTTGCCGTCGGGCAGGTTGAGGATCAATCGGTCACCGGGCTTGGCGTGGGTATCACGGTCCAGCGTGATGACCTTGCCGTTCACCGCAGAGATGCGCCCACCCACCGGCCGACCGGCCAGGAGTTCGTCGGCGATCGGGATCACGTAGCCAGGCAGTGGGATACGCCCGTCGAGGCCGACCTTGAAAGTAACGGCCCGGTCCTTGGAGTTGGTGAGCAGCGCCCACTTACCGCGGCGCTGCGCCTCAGACTCACGAGTGCAGCCGATGGCACTGATCTCCAGCGGATTGTCGCCGTAGCGTCGCTGCAGCTTGGCATCTGTAACGGCAGTGACGTCGGTGTCGTAGTTGTTCGCCGGGTTGTCGTAGCTGATCAGCGCGCGACTGTACCGGGTGCGCTCCGACGCGCTCGAGTAGGTGAACTTGCTGTCGATCACATTCGCCCGGGTGTAAGCGAAGTCGAAATCAGTGGCGCGCGGCATATCAGACAGTGTGAAGACCTGGCCCTGGGCCCAGTAGGTCATGCCCCGATAGATCGCCGAGATGTCGCGCAGCAGCGACCAGGCATCAGCTTTGCTCTGCAGGTTCAGGTTGCAGATGAAGCGCGGTTCCTGGCCGCCCTTCCCGTCCGGCACCAGTTGGTCGCAGTACTGCGAGATGCGGTAGAGCTCCCACTTGTCCACCATCCACGGCTTGATGCGACGGCCCAGGCCGAAGCGGTCGGCCGTCGTGATGCCGTATGTAGCCCAGGTCGGATTGTTGGTGTAGGCCTCTTTGAGCGTTCCGTCCCAGATACCACTGTATGTCCGCGACACGGGGTCGTAGTTGCTTGGGACCTGCCATTTACGAGCCTTGCAGCCGACGGTTACCGCCGGAATGCTACGGAACTGCTCGGCCGAGAACTCGATGTAAAGCAGCGCGGTGTTCGGATAGCGGATCTTGGCGTCGATCACCTCGGTGAAGCCCGCAATCTGCATCGTGTCCGAGATTTTGTTGTTGTTCTGGTTGATCGTCAGACGGGTGATGCGCATCAGCCAGCCAGTGGTGGCCCTGGGCAAATCGATACGGCGGGTGCGCTCGTAAGTGCTGGTGGTTTTGCCGTCGACAGCCTCACTCAGCACCTGCTGATAAGCACCGCCGTCCGTAGCCAGTTCGACTTTGTACTCAATCCGGTAGCCGTTGATATTGCTGTCGGCATCTACGGACTGGAGCGCCGGCCAGGCAAAACGCACGCGCACAGCCGAAAGCTGGGTGTTACTGATTGCCCGAACCCACGGCGTGCCGCTGCGCAGCTCGGTACTGATGGTGGTTTCGTTCTCGATCGAGGGGATGCCCTGGATATAGGTCTGGTCCACGGCCCCGGTGCGCCACTCCCACTTCACGTTCGGGAAGTTCATGTTGCCCTGGGGGTCTTGCAGCGGGGTGTTGTCGAGGTAAATGTCGCGAGCGGTTGGGGTGCCTTCGAACTCACCCTCCCCGATAGCGATCAGCATCTTCGCGATAGCAACGGAGCGCAGGCTATCCGGGGCTTCCGTTGGCGTTTTTGCTTTCTCTTCGCCGCCCTTGGCGCCGTGGATATCAATCTTGCGTGCTGCGCCCATGCTTTCCTCCAGGCGAAAAAAAGCCCGCTCGATGGCGGGCTGGCTTAGCTAATTCAAATCACGTTTTCTGAGGCTGAAGATCCAGCATTAGCGTGTCGTTTTTCTTGGGAAAAGCAGTGTTTAGCATCAACATGAACTGATCCCATGACGTTGACGCTCGCATCAACGCAATTAGCGCGTGAACATGCTGTGCCAGCGCGGGATGTCCAACATCTTCAGTCAGCAGTTGATGATGTTTGCCTTTACGATTGCCCTTGGCATCCTTCGGGTTTCTTGCCTCAAGCTCCTGCACAATGCCTGGGGCAAGACGCTCATAAACAATATCATTCGTGTACATCCCAGCAGCACCGGGCCTGCGAGAAGGCGAGCTAAGGTCTTTTCGCTGCCACCCCTTCAGGCGAAACATTTGATTGTAGAATTCGTCAGGGAATCGCTTAGCCCATGCAGCAAGTTCTTTCCTCAAAAACTGGTCGAGAATCGCTTGAAGTGCCTGTTTGTCCCTAACCTCCTGATAGCCTGTAGCCTCGTCCACCAGCGCGGTGATACCAATATGCGCAAGGCCGCGCATGATGATCTCAGCTTTTGCCGCCACAGGGAGCTGGGCTTTAGATAGCCCCCCGGAATCCCTTGCTTTTAACCAAACCTCACAAATTTGTGGCAACGCTGCCGCCGCAATTCCGTGAGCAGTTCCGCCACCTTGGCCGTGGCGATATTCAATAGGAGAAACGGCCAGCGCCATTAACTCACTGGAAATAAAGGGAAAAAGTGCCTTCGCATTCATAAAAAATGGCAGTTTCCCACCGGCGTCTTCATCATCTCTGCGCCAGTCTTTACCCCCATACCCCCTTCCAAGAGCACGCCCGACACCACGTTGCGACAAAACCCGAGTCCCGTCAGGGAGAACAGCACAATCAATAGTCAATTCGCCTATTGAAAGCTGTCCGACATAAAGTGCTTTGGGAGCACCCCATCTGGCATCGGCTGCTTTTTTGGCTATTTCTGAACGCGCTTCAGCTGAAAGCGACTTCGCTCTTGCCGCACCGCCCTTAGCTTTTCCAGTTGGCTCAGTCATGCTTGCATTCCTTCTTTAACAATGCATGCATTCAATCACCAATATGCAAGCATATCAACTATTAAATGCAAGCATACTCACGCTTTGTCTTCGGCATAGATGGCGGCGCTGATAATTGCGCCACCCCACCGGCGCTCGCCTATACAAAGCGGTACCGGGTTGCCGGACGCAGTGGTGTTCTTGGCGCTGCCGAAGGCATAGCCGGGGGTGTTCTCTGGCGCGGCGCTGGTCTTGAGGCCGCCGGCCTGGGGACTGAGCATTTGGATCACGCCGCCCAGCACCATCGAGCCGCCCATCATGATCAGCGCGGAACCGAATGGTGCCCCTGCGCCGAATGTGCCGCCGGTGATGACGAGGCCGACAACGATCAGCACTGCGCCGACAATGGTTTGCAGTGCGCCGCCGCGCTTACTGCCGGTTATCACCGGAGCAATGCGAATATCACCCTCGCCCGTGAATCCAAGCTCCTTCTCCGCCAGGTTTGTCTTGCCGCGAAATACGGCGAACTCAACCCCACGGGACTTGGCGTTGGACAAGAAGCGCTCGAACCCTGGAATTTGCACGCACAGAGCCTTAACAGCTTCTGCCGGCGTCCTTACGGCCATCCGAAAGGACCTCCCAAACTGACGAAGCTGTCCGTAGAGCAGGATCGTGGTCATGGGCTGATAATTGATGGCAAGTGCCGCCATGTGCTTTTCTCCAGGCAATAAAAAGGCCCGCAGAAGCGAGCCTTGAACAATTTGATGTGCCGCTACAGGCAGCCTTGCAGCGCGATCAGCCGTTTATTGGCGATCCAGTTACCCACCACCACGTAATACTTCGCCTCTGAGCCCGCGCCCTTGGGCTGGATGTCAACGAAGTACTGGGAGCCCTCAGTGAATACCGTATATCCGGTGTCGCGCCCCGGCTGAAGCGTTGCCCCAGGCGTGCCGCCGAAGATCGGCTGGTTCTGCCATTCGTACTGGACGCATTTAGCCAGCGTGGCGTCGGTTTTCTTCGAGGTCAGCACCTTATACGGCCCCGCCTGGCGCGCCTCATTCATCGTCGGCGTCATGCACCCCGCCAGCATCGCCACCGCTACCGCCGCTATCAAAATCCGCATGTCGTTCCCTCGTTGGTTTGGCGGGACTGTAGCACTGGAGAGTGAAGACACGAAAAAGCTTGTTATGCCTCCCCCAGCATGAAACTCTATTTCCACATCAACCAATCACGCGCCCATAGATCAGCAAGCATGTCAAACCGAACTTCATGGCCTCGTGATGAGATCCCATTTGATCTGTATCTCTTGCTCACATCATATGCGCACGCTGACCTTGAAAAATTGCGAATTCAAAGCCTATGACACTAATCGTAACCATCTCATCCCCTCTTTTCGTTCTTCAGGTTGGTGATCGTCTCTTAACTACCTCCGAAAGAGGAAAGACACAAGAATTTGACGCCAAGTCGAATAAAAACGTTGTTTTTGAAGCTTCAAATGGATTGGCAACAATCAGCTATGCGGGCGCGGCCTTCATCCAAGGCAAACCAACAGACGAATGGATAGCGATGCAGCTTCACCCTTGGGTAAAGGAAATGCTCGCGGACGGAGCTGACCCATGGTCAGTTCAGCTTGGCGCTTCAGAATCTGCAGGTAGGCTCTCGATAGATGGGGTCATCAAACGGCTTCGGGAGAGGCTTTCAGATCTGCCTGATTCTGAAACTAGAACCTCAGGATTGACGGTTGTTATTTCCGGATGGAGGTCAAAGCGATCAGAGATAAAGTCGTTTTTAGTTGAATTTACAAAGAGCAGCAACCCAGCGAACAAAGCAATTCGGGCTATCGGATTTCGACGAAAAGCTGGGGTTAGAGCAAGCTTCGGGGTGGACATGGTTGGTTCAGGCGATCGCGCTGAGACAAGAGCATACTTTGACCATTCATGGAGCGAACTTCACTCTCAAGTCACACACCCACAATCGTTCGAAGAGTACGAGCTTTACGTCAAAAGCATCCTTGATTTAACTGTTGCGACAGTTAAATTCGCCTCATCTATTGAACCTACAGTCGGCTCCAATGTACATGCTGTTCTATTATGGAAACCGGAGCAGCCGCACCATTTTATTGCCGAGACACATTTCTACAGCGATTCCCCGCATCCAGTCACCATAACAAACCCTATACGCACAATTGATGTTCAGGATGCAGCCGTTACTGGGTGGGTTCTTTTCAATGGCGCAGTTCATGCCCCTTCCTATTTAGTTGGGAGTCAGACGATATATGGAGAGGCAACCACACTCCAAATGATGGGCGCAAATAAACAAGGTGGTGTGAGCCATCTTTACACGCCCATCGTCCGACGTAGGTCATGAAGTCTAGAATTGGACAGTACACTATTAGGCAAAAATGGAACGCTATAAGTGCCAGCAACTCTCTCTGCAAATTAGGCTGTTTATTTCGCGTTTTTATGCCTGAGAACCAGATATGTCCGGTCATGCCAGGGGCCGCCGAAAACTATGATCTCGGACGACCTGCCGTATAGGTGGTGCAGCAGGAACGGGCCAGGGCCGAAGGTGCCCGACTCTTCGCCTGGTAGCGCCGGATCAGTGCCCAAATAGATCCCCGCATGATTCGGGTGAACCGTTCGCCCGACCTGCATAACGATCAGATCCCCTCGCCGTGGCCGGTCGACGCGCACAAAGCCAGCGGCCTCGTAGTTCGCCTCGTACAGGCTGGCGTTCTCCGCACTCTCCCACCAGCCGTCGGTGCGCTGGAAGGCTTCGAACTCCAACCCCCATTGCCGCCGATACCAATCGGCGCAGACCTGCCAGCAGTCCCAGGCACCGTGCACGAACGGGCGCTTGAGCAGCGGCGTGCTGCCCGTGGGAGTGATCGACCTGAGGTCGCCCTCGGGCCAACTCAGGATGTGCCAGGGCAAGGCCGTGGCCTCGCACATGGCCAAGTCGTGCGGTGACGGCCTGCTAGTGGCGTCCGGGTGTGAATGAACAATGCCAATCACCTGCCCCATGTCCTCCGCCGCGGCGTAATCCTCGGGATCAAGCCGAAACTCTTCGTTCGGCTCCGTGGCGATGTTCCGGCATGGGAAGTACTTCTGTGCCCGGCCTATAGCCAACAACAGCCCACAGCACTCGCGGGGATACTCCGCTGCCGCGTGCGCCTGAATCGCCGCAATGATGTGTTTGCGCATGGTCAGCTCCTGGCTATCAGGGAAACGGCGGGGAAGCCACCGAAGGACAGCTCGTTGTTCTCCCCAAAGCGCAACTTGCAGGACGACAGGCAGCCTTTGCACTGATCCTTGGCTGGGTCATCCGTGGGGTTGTCCTCGGCATCGAACATGGCCGCGCCGGTGTAGCCGCAGTCAGGCCCGCGGTATCCATTGGTCATGGCCCAGTGGCAGAACGTGGTCATCTGCCTGCCGGGTAACCCATGGTTGTCGATCTCGCCCGGGGAAGATAGCTCCCAGACCACGGCCTCGCCGTCCTCGCTGGTTTTCTGGTCGATATACCAAATCTCCAGCGCTTCCTGGGTCGGGTCTGCAGTCGGGTTGCCGTCGGGGAAGTTGGCCGCGTCCAGGTACTGAGCCAGGGTCTCTCGAACTGTCAGCTTGAACTTGAGCATGTCCTCGAAGGCCAAGCACAGTGCCGTGACGCGGCCGTTGACGTTGCCGGCGGCGAATGTCGGCCGTGAGGCTGTGCCGTCGCTACTCGAGGAAATCCCCTCAATCTGCACCGGCCAGGCCGCGTACTCCTCTCCCTGCCACCAGATCGACTTCGCCGGCAAATCCTCTTCCAAATGCTCGTAGGCCAGCAGCTCTTCAGGTGTGTGCGGAATGGCGTGCCCGTGGAAGCGCAGGTAATCCGCGCCGTACTCAGTCCCGTCAATTTCAAACAGGCGAATCTCGCCGCCGGGCTCCAGTTTCTGGATGTCCGTGATCAGTGCCATGGATGGGCCTCAGGGATGAAAGGTTTGCTTGAAGGTGGCGGTGATGGCGTAGACCTGACCGCCGCGGTGAACCGGTTTGTAGCCGTTGCACTTGTAGAGGCCAAGCTGGCCCAGCGGGGGTTCCCACAGGAAGCCCTTGGCGCCCTTGTGCCGATCGAGGAACGTCTTGATTTCCAGAACGCGAGCCTTGGCGCCGGTGAACGTGAGCGGCCAGGATTGGGACTGGTTGTTGAGACCATCCTCGACCGACTGCTCGTACCCATCGCCGAACTGCTTGGTCCGGACGCGCTGGGTCACATCACCCTCCGCGCCCTTTTCCGTTGCCCAGGTGAATCGTTCGATTGCCATCAGCGCCCCTTGATTGCTTTGTTGATGACGCCGCCCTGGCCCATGTCCTTGTTGCGCATCTGCTGGTACTTCTGCTCAACAAACGCCGCCAACTCCTTGCCAAACAGGTCGTAGCCAGGCGCGTCGGCGGAGGACGATGCGTTGCCGTCTCCGTCGATATGCACCTCGACATTGATCTGTGTTGCGCCGGCCCCGCCACCGCCCATGGCCATAACGCCGAGCTTGCCGCTGGACGTTCGGGTCAGCGGCATGATCGCCTCCGGACCGGCCTCACCAGCGATACCCATGTTGCCGTTCGCCATGCCAAACGAGGTTGGCTTGCTGACGATGGAGTTGGTGAACGCGCCGCCGTCGGCGAACATCTGCACCCCGCCCGACCAAGCGCCGCCCATGGCTTGCGGGAAGTAGCTACCGGAGTAGCCCCCCGCTGAAGCGCCAAGGTTGGAAGATGCAGCGCCAGCAGATCCGGCGGCGAGCCCGTTGCCGCCGGCGGCACTGCCGCCGAAGTAACTCGCCGCAGCCCCCACCAGGCTGCCCAGCAAAGCGGAACTGGCCTGACGTGTCGCAATACGCGCCATGTCCGCCAAAATCGACTTGGTGAAGTCCGCGAACGACGCTTTGCCTGTAACGGCGAAGTTGACCAGCGAATCCTCCATGGAGCTAAAGGCGTTGCCGAACAGGCTTTTCGTCTGGCCGGCGATGTTTCGCGCCGAGTCCAGGTAATTGTCCCAAGCTGCCGTCGCGCCCTTCGTCCAATCGCCCTGGGCGGCTTCCACATCCGCGTAGTTCTGCCGGATCTGGTCAGTCGCCGCCTTGTTCGCATCGGCGAGCGCCTGAGATTTACGCTTGAACTCTTCCTCCGACATGTTCCGCGACGGGTCGGACTTCTGGTTGGCCAACTCCAGGGACTGCTGAGCAAACCGGTCTTGCTGGCTGTTCAGCTCGCCGCTGAGTGCATTTTGGCGATCACCCTGGCCCACGCCGAGGACTGCGCGCTGGCCAGCCAATTCAAGTGCCCGCTGCTGCTGCCCCAGCGCCTGGATGTAGGTGCTGATCGCACGCTCCTGCTTGGCAAGGCGCCCGGCCTCATTGGTGGCCAACACTTCAAGCTGGCTGTCGGCATCCTTCTGTGCCTTGACCATCCCTGCGCGTGCGTCAGCGATCTTCTGGTCAAGCTGGATGCTTTGCGCGGCCGACGTAGTCTTCTTGCCCTTGGCGGCTTCCAGAGCGGTGATTTCCGCCTCGTAGGCTGCCGTCACCTGATCGCGCTCGTTGCCGATCAGGGCCTGGCGACGCAGCAGGTAGTCAGCCTCGGATACCAGTCCGGCCTTCTGCGCCGCGTCCAGTTCCTTCTGGTAGTTTTTGTAGTCCGCGGCGATGGCCGCCAGGTTGTTCTTGGCGTCGTTGAAGCCGGTCAGGTCGACCTGGGTACCGACAGTCTTAGGGTCTTTGAACTTGTCGTTGATGTTGGAGATGTTTTTGTCGACCGTTGCCTGATCAAGGCGAGAGTCTTTCGGGTCGACCTTGCGGATGTCTTCGAGCTGCTGCTTGTACTCCTTGATTGCCTCGGTGCGCTTCTGCTCATTCGTCCACGACGATTTGGTCAGGATGTCGATTTTGGCCATGGACGACACTGCGTCGCCCTGCGCCTTCGCCTGCTCGCCTTCCCACTTGGCGATATCCGCCTGAGCGGCTTTCTCATCCTCCAGCATGTTCAGGCGGTTTTGCCGGAACTCTATCAAAGCATCCTTGGACTTTTGGTTCTGAAATAACCCGTCCATGTTCTGGGCTTCGAGAAGCCCGGCTTTCGCGGTCTCGATATCCGAGTTGATGTCGCGGCGCCCGGCGTTCTTCAGTCCATCCGCCGCCTTGGCAACAGCGTTATACGCCCGCTCCCAAAAGCTCAGGTTTTCCAGAATCTTCGGGGTGCGCTCGTTGATCGCGTCAGCGTAAGACTCGGTCGCCAGTTTCACGGCGCCGGCGTGGTCGCCCTGCTCTTCCAGTGCAGCAATCTGCGAGTAAACCGAGGCAGTCAGATAGTGGTACTGGTCGTTCAGCGCGGCGGACGCCTTGACCGGGTCGTCGGCCAGCTTCGCGAACTCGGCGACCGTCTCGCTCACCGCCTTGCCCGTGGCTTCCTGCATCGACACAGCGGCCTGGGTGATGCCAGTGAAGCTCTCGCCAGCGATCTTGCCGTTGTCGGCCAGCAGCGCGAGAACCGCAGCAGCCTGGCCGGTGGTGCCCACGGTTGCGCTGACCTGCCGCGCCATGTCGCCCAACTGCTCTGCGCTAACTCCAGCATAGTTGCCGGTGAGGATCAGTGATTTGTTGTACTTGTCCTGCTCTTCGCTGCCTTTGTAGTAGGCGACCCCAAGAGCGGCGACAGCGCCTGTCGCAAGGGCAATAGGCGCCAGCATGGCCAATAGGCCGGCGGCCGATGCGCCAGCACCTGCGCCAAGCTGAAGAACAGCACGAACACCGCTCCCCCAGTCACCAGAAGACAGCGCGTTGCCAAGCTGCGTAACGTTTTCCTGCGCCTGGCGGGTGCCGAGGCGCAGCTTGTCGAAACCGGTGGCGGTTTTTTCGAGCTTGGCATAGTCCTTGTCGATATTGCCCAGGGCTTTGTTGTAGTCGTCCTGACTCAGGCGCCCCTCGTCCAGGTGCTTGCCCAGTTGCTCAACTTGAGTGTCGAGTTTCGCCAGCGCCGCGCGGGCCGGGTCAATTGCCCCCAGCAAGCTGTTGAGAGCTTTTTGCTCATCCAGAGCGGACTTGGCCAGGGCCACCTGCTGCTTGTCGAGCTGCGCGGAGATCTTCGCCGCTTCTGCCTCGCCATAGGCGCCGGTTTTGGTCAGCTTGGCGAGAGCATCACGCAGCTTTGCCAGGTCCTGGGTAGTTTTGGCACTGGTGGACAGCGACTTTTCCAGCGCCTCCATTTCGTTCATCAGCGAGACGGCGGACTGCTCGGCCCGGCCGCCAGCCTTCGCCATCTCATCCAGGCTTGTTTTGGCCTGGATCGCATCGGCCGAGTCGATCTTGACGCCGAGTTCTGCAATGTTCATCGACTCACCTTGAATAAGTGCCCGTGGTTACGGGCTGTTTGCCCTTTCCTCCGCCATGACGCGCAGGGCTTCGCCTTCCAGCACCTGAAGGTCAGGGAAGATTTCAGCGAGTTTCTTTTTCTTGATGCCGAGAAATCCGGCCACGTCGCGGATGCTGCTGTAGTCGAGACCGATCGCGCCGCCGGTGCCAGCCCGCCACTGAGTGGACATCCTGTTGAACAGGAGGAAGGCCGGCCAGTTGCAGGGCCAGACCTCGACATCTTCCTCATCGAGGTCGGCAGCCGTCAGCCCGAGAGCAGCCAATTGCTCAGCAGATTGGCCGCTTCCGTACATTGCTTTGGCTGCCGCTATCAGTTTCCCAGGCGAGCCTGGCTGAATGCGCTCTGATAGGCGCTCACGACCGCTTCGGCGGTGCCATAACAGGACTTAACAAGGGCCTGGATGCTCTTGTCGTCAAACTTGTCATCGAACCCCCACCCAACGACGAGATCCTTGATTTGCTGCACCTGAAGCTCGGTCTCGGCAGAAACGACATCGGACAAAGTGGTGGCTTCGCCGAAGCTCTCGCGCATCTGCTTTCCCTTTGCGCTCCACTCATCGAACAAGGCAGCAAGCCCCGGGCGATCCCGATACTTGAAGGTGAACTCGATTTTCTCGGGTTCCTCTCCAACAATTGGGATCAGCACGAATGCCTTGAATGTAGGGTTCTGGGCGATCCTGATCTTTGCCATGGGAAATCCTTATGCGCCAGCCAAATAACGGAGCGAACGAGCGGAAAGCCCGATGCTGATGGTGCGCGTCATGACGTTGTTGCGCTCCATGGTTGGGTCAGGGGTAATGCTCACATAGCCCGGGTAGAGAATCTGGTCACCGTTACGCAACTTCATGCGGACCACCGCCAGTTCCTTGGTGTCGTCGTATCCTTCGACGGTTTCGACGTACTGAGCTGTTGGCTGGTCCTCCACCACGATGGTGATCGTGGTCGGATTGCGGTTTGTCGGGAACTGTTTGTCGTCGTCATCTTCCAGGTAGCCGACGGTTTGGTACTGCTGCTCGCCGCCAGAAGATGTGAAAGACGTGACCTTCGAGATCTGCGTCCAGCCGGACACCGGGATCACAGAGCCAGCGCCTGCGCCCACGGTGTACTTGTCGGTATTGGTGGTGTTGAGACCGGCCAGAGCGAAAGCATCAGCAGTAATGCCGGAAGCCTTTACTGCGCGGTCGTTGATCAGCGCCCAACCAGAATTGATCAGCAGGACGTCGCCGTTTTCAATGCTGTGCCCTACAGACGCAGCGACTGGCGATTTCGCATTGGTCAATGCGGTGAAAGCGACTGCGGAGCCCATAACGCTGGCAATCTCCAGCACAGCGCCGTTCGGCAGCGGGAAGCGTGCGGCCATGGTGTATTTCCTCTTGAGTGCCCGCCTGACGGCGGTAGGTTATGCCCCAGCGGGCGGTTGGTCTGCGACACCCAGATAGGTGAAGCTGGCCGGGACCGTGTAGGTCGCCGACTCTGTGATAGTTGGTCCCTGATCTACTGGCTCAGTGATCAGGCCATCGAAACCGTTACGGGTCAGAGGTGTGTCGACGCGGAACAGCCGGGTCAATTCGTCAATAAGCGTCTCGGCGGTGGCCAAAGCCTGGCCGGACGGACAAACGATGCTGACCTGATAAACACCGGCGTACTCGTAGGCCTCCCCGCCGAGATAGCGGCAGGTGGTGCTGGCTGGAAGTTGAAAGGCTCGGAGGTAGGTTTCAGAAGAACCCGGAGTGAACGGTTGATTTGGGTAGGCCACCCTTATCGGGCGCGCAGCCGCCCATGCGGCCAGCTTCGTTTCGATGGACTGACGGGCGCGTGCGTGACTCATACTTGGTTGTTCCTGATGGCCTCCAGCACGATCTGCTGAAAGCGAGCCACAGTTACCCGAACCATGCCGCCGGGGGCCTGGGTTGAGTGGCCGAACTCCAGCGGGATCGCGTAGGGCAAGTTGTTGATGATGTAGGCCATTTGGCCAGCGGTGAAATCATTCATCGCGGCAACCATTGCAGCGGTGGTTTCGGCGCCGCTCGGGTCAACCTCATCAAAGGTGACGCTCTCTACCACGCCAAGCGATATGTGCCAGTTCGCCCGGAACCGGCCGCCGACGTAGCCTTCGGGCGCTTTAATGTCCATGCCGTCGTTGAGCTTGCGGCCCTTCTTGAGTCTGCCACCCTTCGTGAGGTTGGCCGGATCACTGCGCAGTGCGCTGTTGTGATCGTCGACGGCCTTGTTGTACTGGGTCGCCACAGCGTTCTGCGCCCATATCTCCGGATTACCCACGGGAGACATGCGGATCAGGCTGCTGCCGACCTCGATGATGATCTCGCGCACACTGGTGTCGATGGCTTCGCTGGTTTGGGCGGCGAACTCGGCCAGGCTCAGGGCGAAACCGCCAGATTGACCGGCGCCTGCCCGGCTCATGACCGCACCTGCAGCTCATACAGGATCGGCGTGCCGGCGGGGTTGACCTCTTTCAGCGGAGGGACGATTGACCAGGTGCGGCCCTGGGCCACAACTTTGTCGAGTAGGCCCGGTACCCAAACCAATCCCTGCGCGGCGATCTTGAGCTTCTTGTCGCCCTGCTTGATGAGGCTGCTGTTCTGGAATTCTTGACCGGTGAAGTCGAGCAGGATGCCTTGGGCGGCCTGCTCGACGGTGGCGCCAGGCGCTTCGCCGCCCGTCTCCGGGTCGTACTCGCCCGGCTCCGTCTTGCTGATGGTCACGGGCTGGCCGAACTCTGTGATCATCTCCAGAGCCATCACGGCCATTTCATCGTAGAAGGTGGCCATGATTTCTCCAGAAGTTTCTAGTGGATAAAGTCTGATTTCTTTAAAAAGAAAGCACGCAAATATAGAAGAGCAAATGCGGGAATTGCCGCCGCAGACAAAACAATCAGCCAGTTGCTGTGGCTATCGTCGTAAAACTTGTACGACATAACCGCCTGAAACAGTGCAATCAAAGGCAGACTGCATAACGCAATCATTCGTCGCCTGCTTCGATACAAACTTTGGTTTCGCACTGATACGCTAAAAAACAGAATCAGCCACAGAAAAAACCACTCTGTGATGCCTGTTAAAATCAAAGCTAGTGAAATTAGATCTACGAGCAAATCAACTATCTCCATCCATCACCAGGCCAGAATATTGAAGATCGTTTCCAGGTGCCCATTCTAGGCCCTGACGGCAAATAGTCCGCGCCGCTGTAAATAGTCGGAAAACTGCGTAGCACTGGGTCGATCAGGCGCCGCTGGCAGCAGTCGGCCGCTGGTGTTCGGAATAGTCGCGTACTCGCGAGTCACCGCACCTTCGACACGCTCCAGCGTTACCGCGCCTTTGCGCTTCTCCACCGGGTCGATATCGTCCTGATGAATCTCGGCGGCCAGGGCCATCTGGCCGTACTGGATGCGAGCCGGCAGGTAGTTGTTCGGCTTGATCTCATGATCCAGCAGCACTTCCCGGCGCGGCCAGGACAACGCCTGCTCGCTGCTCATCTTGCGCCCCTTCCACGTCATGCCATCCATCGCCAAGGCGGCCCGGCGCAGCAGCGCTTCCTGTTCAGGGATACCCGCAGGGATGACCGTGCCGAATTTCACGGCATACAGGGCCAGATCCTCCGCGCTCGCATAGCTTTCGGCGTCAGGCTTGCCGGTACCGTCCTCGATGATGAGTGTCATGCGTCAACTCGCTGGAATGGTTTGAAGATTGGCCACCGGGTCACCGGCAGCCAGCAGTATCACGCCTTGGGCAGATCAGCGGCGAGCTTTTCCAAGGAGTCTTTCGAGGCATTGGTCCGGTACTGGACCTTGGCCTCATCGAGCTTTGCTTTCAGCGCAGCGATTTCTCCAGCCTCATCAGCCGGCGGCGTGACGGCGGTCTTCTTCAGCGCTTCGATCTCGCCGCGCAATTCGTCGATCGTCAGGAGCAGGCCGTCACGCTCAGTGGTCAGTTCGCCAACCGAGCCATGAATGGTGCCCAGCACTTCAAACAAGCGCAACGCCAGTTCGCCTGACTCGGGGCGGTGAATCTCACCAGCATCCAGGCCATCAACAAGGTTCTGGATCGATCCATATTCAGCACGCAAAGCCGCGATGACTTTTTCCAGTTCGGCCTGGTTGGCCGCGCCAGCAATCTGCACCCGCTTCGCCTCCTTCACCGACACGTCGATGCCGGCCGCTTCATAAGCGTCGACTACGCGGGGCCAATCACCAATCACCAGCACACTGGTGACACCAGCTTCCGGCTTATCGAAGTGTTCCGGATTGCGGTAACGCTTCTCCGGGTCGAAGCCGTTCAGTTGGTTGCTGTAAGTCAGTTCCATGTGTTTCTCCAAGGCGGCCATCGCTGACCGCGCGTTGAGTTTGGGGCTTAGCCGCCAGTGACCGGAGGCGTTGCAGTGAGCGTGATCATCACTCCAGCGGTGACCTTGTTACTGCCCGCATGCTTGATCCAGTTGGCAGCAGAACCGACTGCGGCCAGGGTTGGGTTAGAGCCGCCGGTGGTGGCTTTCCAGCTGTAACCCAGCACATCAATGTTCACGGTGCCTTCAGCGCGGTAGCCGATGCTCAGGTTCTCTTCGTCGTTCACTTCGTAGGAGCGGAAGCCTGGGGCCTGAGACTCGGTAATGGTCACGGCGTTTGGCAGCAAGCCGAAGATCACGTCCGCCGGCGCGGTGTCGGTCACCAGTACCGGTTTGCCCAGGGTGCCAGGCAGGCCGCCGTAGATCACGACGCCAGCTTCTTCGTAGATCTTGTTGGTGATCGCTTCGTCGACGATGTCAAAATAGGCGCTGGAGTGCATGACCCACAGTGCGATGCGGCCGAACTTGTCGCCGAACTTGCGCATGCCGCGAGTAAGGGTCTTCTTGCCATCGGTTTCGATGTTGGCGGAGACCACCATGTCCGCGTTGGAGCCGATAGCGGCGCGCAGGCCGGCAGTTGCGTACTGGATAAAGCCCTCCAGGGTCGCGTCAGCAACGTCGGCGCCGACGATCTGGGAGAACTCCTCGACCGGACGACCGCGGCGCTTGAACGCCTCTTCGGTGGTTTGGTACGGGCCGTACTTCCAGGGTGCCTTGACGCCAACAGCTTCGCCGGCGCTGATCTTCTTGGCAGTTACCTTGCCGTCAGAGTTGACGTCGCGGTGTTCCAACGACCCGTTCAGCTTGTAGAGGGCGCGCTTGCGGAAGTCGCCTTCGATCAGTTCGTTGTCCAGCACCATCGCGCCGTTGGACGATGCGTTGAACACATCCAGGTTGTCCTGTACGCGCTCCAGGTATGCGGTTTGCGCCTCATCGTTGTAGATGATCAGGTCGCTGTTTACGGTTGTAGCCATGGGTCAATCCCCTTACTTGGGCAATGCGAGATATGCGGTTTGGCCGTGCTTGCGCTGGAAGTCGCGCTTCTGCTCGGAGGTCATTTCGGAGCGCTTGAATGCAGCCTTGCCGCCACCCCCGCCCGGGGCAAATGTCCCTGAAGCCCTTGGCCACAGATGAGGTGCGCTTTCGCGCAGAGACTCAGCCCATTCGAGCGGAGTCAAAGGGGTCTTGCCGTCTTTACCGAGGATGACCTGGCCGGATTCATCAACGGCGACTGCATCGCCATCTTCGTTAAGGGTGAACACGCCTTTGGCGCGCAGGATGATGTCGTCGGTTGCTTCCGGCAGTGCGCCGGCTTTCAGTGCCGCGCCGCGCACCGAGTCGCCCAGGACTTTGCCCTGGAACTTGGCAGCGAAGGACTCAGCCTTTTCGGCACGCTCGCTGATGGTCTTCAACTGCTTGTCGTAGTCACCCCGCAGGCGCTCGGTGCGACGGTTGAAGACCTCGTCCACCTTGCCCTCGGTCAGCAGCTTGGTTTCTTCATCTTGGCCCGCCCGACTGAGCAGACCTTTGACGGCATCGATGTCGATGCCTTCAAACTGGGTTTCGAACTGGGTCAACTTGCCGGAGGTTTCCTTCAGCTTACCCAGCAGCTCCGAGTTCTTGGTTTTCAAACCCGAGACGGATGCTTCAACGGCAGTCGCGATAGCGGCCTTGATTGCCGGGTTTTCCAGGTCGATTTCGTTTTCTTCTGCCACGTTGATGCACCCCTTGGGTATGTTTCGCCCGCTTTGCAGGCAATAAAAAACCGCCCGGAGGCGGCTGATTGAATGTGTTCGGTTAAATTCCGGCGCGCTCGAATGCCAGCGGTTCAAGCCCTTTCATCTGCACCAGCGTCAGCGGCGAGAAGTTGCGATCAAGCTGCAGCTCCGCGAAGCGCTCCACGGTCAATCCACCCTCCCGGAACAGCTTGGCCCGGACCGGGCCGATGGCCACGTCCTGAAACGCTGCAGGCTGAAGCTGAAGCCAGTGGTAATAGTCGAGGTCGGCACTGACCTGCTGCCCGCCATTGGCGCCCACCGAAGCCCGGGTAGCGCCCTTGGCGAACATCGCGCTGAGCTTTGTCAGCAAGATAAACGTGGTGCGGCAGTTCGGGTGGAATGGCGGCCTTGGGCCTGAATCCACTGGAAACTTGCGCTTGTCCATCGAGCGGCATTGCTGGCTGGTCTTGCTGTCCAGCGTGGCCACCATCTGGATTTCTTCCACGATGTCAGTGTTGGCCTTGGCCACCTCCATGCGCGCCTGAGACGACACATGCTGAATCGCGGTATGTACGACCGTGCTGGCATTGCGGTTGGTGGTCGCCAGGATGCCGTCTTTGTAGCCTGCCGCCTTAGTGCCGCGAATGTTGCGGATGATCTGGAAGTTCGTCTGCCCCTCGAAGAAACCCTGCCGAATCGTGCCGGTGACGCGCTCTCGCTCGGCGCCGGTCCAACCCTTGATGAAGGCCTTCAGCAACTTCCCGCCGCCGGTGCTGCGCACGCTGAGTGGATTCGTCAGCACTGCGGTTCGGATTGCCGCGGCCGTCGGGGCGACCACATCCAGCGAAACCCCAACCGGCGCCGACCGGGCAAGGCTGGTCGCTTCGAACTCTGCCTCATAGTTGGCGATATCCACCAAGTCGAGGTTCAGTAGCGCGCTGTAGCGGTCGAATATGCCCAGCAGCAGGCTATCCACCTCTTTCAGCAGCGCCTCAAGGCGTTTGACGTTGTACTCGGTCAGGTCCGACTGGGTCAGCCGGTCGCGGATCGAGCGATCGATCTCCTTGAGGAAGGGGGCGAACTTGCCCACCTCCCCCGCCTTCAGCTTTTCGAGGAAGACCGCGTGCCGGATGGTGGCGTCATGGATTGCTTGGTTTGCCGCCATTTGGTGCGTCCTCGTTGTCCAGGCCCAGGCCGTCGCCCTGCTCCTGCAATTCGCCGTCGATCTGCAGGTCAGTGCGCTCTGGCGCGATCAGGCCCAGCTTCCGCAGGTAGGCCCGAAGGTCAGCCTTCGCGAATCCGCCGTTCTGCCACAAGCCGACCAGGGCGGTGATCATCTGCGGATCAGCCGTCAACTCGACGAACTCCTGATTCACCTGGTAGGCAACCTTCTTATCAGCGATGCCCATGTAGGCACAGCACCACATGATTGCTCGGGTGTAAGCCTCGCTGACGTTTGCCACGCAGCCGGCCAGCACCGAAGTGGAAGCCGACTGATCGCCACGGGACTCCGTAGCAGTCTTGGTGGCAAGTGACGCCACCACCATCCGCGCGCCCAGTTCAATCATCATCTGGTTTTTGTCGGCCATGGCCTCTTTGACCAGTGTGTTGGGCAATGGCTGCGCGTAGCCGAACTGGCCACCGGCCGGCAGCATCATTGGCGCCCTGGAGCCGACATAGACGCCGTTCTTCTCCATCCAGTCGCGCCACTGCTCATCCAAGCCGCTGATCCAAGGCTGGGCCTGTCCACACCAGAAAACGCTGTCCTCATAGTCGGCGCTGTTCCGGTAATGGCCCAGGTTGATCATGGCGATGTCGTACAGCGGTGATTCGTCGATGCTCGGGTCGTTGTTCTGCGCGCCGACGAAGGTAAACGGGATCTCTTTGAAGCGCCCGGTGACACCTTCAGGCCTGAACTCTTCGGTGACCGCCAGCGGCCCGCCACCTTTCGGCCCGGACCTGCGCCAGACCCGGCAAACGAAACCGTCGTCCTCCAGCGCCAGTTCCCGGTACTGCTCGGCCGTCTTGAAACCGAAGCCGTCGGGAATCTCAGGCGATTCACGCAACACCACCAGCGTCAACACGCTGTGTCCGTTCACCATCCCGGTGCGCCAGTTGATGATGTCTTCAGCACAGTAGGACAGGATCACCGAGTGCCCGCCGATGCCGTCGTCCTGGTGATAGTCGACGTACAGCCCATGCCGTCCGGCCTCAAGCACCTTTTCAAGCGTGCCCTGGGAGTGCTGGTAGATGCTGACGCCAGAACCGTTGGCGTTGTCCTGCAGGTATTCCAGTTTTTTCGGCACCGTGAGCGTTGGGTCCTTGTGGAAGGCCAGGCCCAGCAACCCGTTACGGGTGTGCCCAGTAGCGTTCTTGAACACTGCCCGCTCGCGGTAAGCCCGGTTCCGGTCTTCGTTCTCCGGCGACTTGTCGTGTGCGTTGATGTACGGGAGTCGATCGACAACCCGGTGCTGACCGGCACAGACGTCGCGGACGGTAGCCCAGCGGCCCAGCGCTTCGATGTAATCCGCCCGCTTGAAGGAGACGTCGTTGCTCATCGGGCGTATCCCATTTTGATAGAGGTGACGATCGCTTTGATCGGATAACGCTTGGCAATGAAATAACCAGCAGCGTCGTTCATGTGGTCGTGACCCTTTTTCGGATCTTTGTCCGGCTCACCCTTGTCGGTGTAGGTCTGTCGCTCAAGACACAGTGTTAGCTGGGGGCATTGATCGATGTTCACCTTCAGGCGACGCTCGCCGTAGGCGTTCAGGAACATAGCGTTCACCGAGTTCACACGGTCTTTCACGCCCGGGTTTGTGGAGTCGACGATCACTGTGAACTTCGCTTTCTTCAGTAGCGAAAGGTCGGACTCGCTCGCGTTTTTGCTGCTGGTGTTCTGCCCGCTGGCGTCGGGATATACCGCCACCGAGTGACCTGGGAACCGGGCCTGGATCTTCTCGATCATTTCAGGCGTGTCCCGCACGCCGTGAAACTCATCCAGGGCCATCGGAAGGTCGTCACGCACTACATAGACGACGGCCGCCATCTTCATGACGTTGAAGTCCATCCCGATGTGAAGCGCTTCGCCCGGCTTGATTCGTTCGCTGGTTCGGCATTCGTCACGATTGAACGTGTAGTAGACGACACCGGCGTAGTTTTCGAAGCCAGCTTCGTACTCTTGCCGAAACGTCCGGGGGTCCATCTTGCGCTTGGCAGCCTCGAGCTCTTCCTCTGGAACGTTGCCGCCCTGCAAGGATGTGTACTGCCAGCTCTTGTGGTCAGGCTCGCCACCAGGCTTTCCGTCGAGGTATGTGTCGTAGCAGTGGTTGAAGCCTTTCGGCGTGCCAATGCGCAGCGCATGACCGCCCTTGCGCATCCCGACGCCAGGGATCTGGTACTGACAGGTCGAGAGCATCGGACGAAGAACTTCTTCCCACGCCGCCCACGGGCAGTCTGCCCATTCATCCACCAAGACGAAGAACAGGCCGGAGCCCCGCAGGTTGTCGTAGTTATCGAGCCCTACCACGCGCATGACATGACCAGACTTGAGCGTGATCGAGCATTCGGTCTCGTTCGGGCGGTGCGCACGCCACACTTCGGGGATCGCCTGCTTCAGTCGCCGCCAGAACACGCGCTTGGCCTGCTTGAAGGTCGGTGCGCCGTACCAGATCTCGTCCTCGACGCTTACGCCCCACTCCGCAGCCAAGCGGGCAGCACGGCGCATCTCGGCCTTGCCCAGGAACGTCTTGCCGAACCGTCGCCCACACACCGCATCGCGGAAACGGGCCTCAGGCTGGAAGCCCCAGCAGTAAATGTTCGCCTGCTTGGGCGTCAGCTTTACCGGTGGGTCAAAGGTACGGGGTAGCGGGGACATTCTCATCAGGCTCCAGGGTGTACTCAGCAACGGCGTGCTGCTGGTCAGCGTGGGAGCCCAAAGGCTTTTCAGGTTCAAGGCGGCGATTCACGTAGACGTCGCCCACCTCTTTGGCTGCCTGCTCCAGTAGCTGGGCAGTCAGCGCCATGTTCTTCATGTTCTCGGCCTTCTCGGCCATGCGTCCAAGCGCGCGCAGTCGATAGGCACGGTTGGCGATAGGGATCTCCGCGGTTTGTTCGCGAAACCGAGCCCGGGTGTCTTCGAAAAGGGTTCTCCACTTCAAGTGAAGGTTCCGTCCGACGTACTTGGTTGGGTCGTATGCCTCACACTGCTGGCGGGTTACGTCGAGGCCATATTCCACTTTGACAGCCGTCACCACCTGGGATGGCGTGTCAAAGCAGGCTAGAGCCTGTACTACAAAGGCTTTCACCTCGTCTCTGAGTGCGGCCATAGATGGGCATCCGTCAAAGTACTGTCAAAGTCAGGCCGACTTGAGCAGACAGGTTCCGCAGGCCCTCGCAATGTTCAATTTCCCCACCTCAGCAGGACTGTTTGCAGCATCCACCAACGCTTGAACGTCAGGGCTTGCACCATAGCGGCGGACGACACCGACGAACTCTTCGACGTCGTGGCCCTGCAGCTTGATCTTCGGTGCGCCGTCTTGGGTGAATGCTGGTTGACCGAACTTGTCGGTCGCGTGAGCCAGGTGATACAGCTCGTGCTCGATCAGTGCGCAGAACTCAAGGTCGCTGCACTGGGCACAGTAGTCGGCAGCCAGAGTGATGATAAAGGCAGGCACGTCGCCGAACCAATCACGCATCTGTTGCTCCATGCGCGCCTTCTGCCAGCCGCCGGCGCGGAACGCTACCTGCTCGGCTTGGCCCAGGACTGTCCTACCCTGCTTCTCGAAGCTCGACGACGCCCACATGACCTGGATGTCTGCATCCAGTAGGTGGGCATGGTCTTCGTTGTGAATACTGCCGGTGTCGACAAGGATCTCGGTCTGGAGCCATTCCCACACTTCAGGCGCTGGAGTCAGGCGAATGCCGAAGTCGGACAACTCAGACAGCTCAAGCAGTGACGCTGGAGGGTAAGGCCTGTCCATGGATCACCTTGAGCTTGAAATAGTGGCGCGTTGCCGGTATTGGTGAAGATCAATCCGTCAGCAAGGAAAGCAACATGGGCTTAACTACTGCAGATATTGAGGTCTATTCAGATCATGAAACGGTTCGATTGGTCGGTATTCCATTCACGTTTAACCCAGGCGATCGGACCATTTACACCGGCGCAGACAATTCGAGCGCCGTGGTGCTACGCGCAGGCTGGCTTGGCCTGAAGACCGAACCATTCAAGGGCTGGCAATCGGCGCACATTCTTTCGGTAACCGGCAGCAACGGGGATGATCGCGTGTTCGAGGTGAAGCGCAACTTCAACAATCCAGTGCAAGAGGGCGAATGGCTGTGGTTCCCAGCTATGCCCCAGAAAGTAGAGCCCTTCCGAAGCTGATCATCCGTGCCGCACTCACCTGCGGCACATCCAGGTCTCCAAAGCCTTTAGCAAGCCGACGTGTAACTACGAACTCAATTGGCGTTTGTAGGCCGCGACGTGCTCAGGAAAGACATCACCATATGCTGGGTACTCGATACCTAAGACACTTAGCTCTATTGCGTCTTCCCCGCAATCGGCCGAGTAGTCCGCAACGGACACTCCTGCAGCACGAATTTCCTCTCCGTCCACTATGCGCACAGTAAAATTGAAATGGCTTTGATCACACTGAGCGCAGGCTCTGACCTGCTCCTGGATACTGGAATATCCAGGAGCCGGAACAAATACGCCGAACGCAACCCCCATGGGCGGATCGCCGAGCTCTAAATCGGACCAACCGATATGCTGCCCATTACTGAAAGCTTCGAATCGCGGCATGGAGATGACCTCTCAGAGCACTGCTGAATTTCCCGAAGAATAACGCATCAGCTTGATAGCGGGCATTCAGGACAGAGGGCGTGGTCATTATTGACATGACCTTGGTCGCACCACGAATTGGCGCGCTCGATTGCCTCCCAGTCGGATTGCTTGGTTGTCATAGGTCCTCTCTGACGCTTGAAATAGGGGCGCGTTGCCGGTTATAAGTCCGCCCGATAAAGCTATAGAGCTCAAGGTGTAGGAAATGGATAACCTGATGAAGCTGCGCATCGTACTGACAGTGGCAGCGGTTGGCGCCTTTCTACCAATTACCATCCTCTTCGCATTCGGCGTCGTGGCATTCTTTATTCCGCTCATTTTTGTGGCCAAGAGTCCTCCGCTCGGGACGCTAGCACTTATAGGCGCATTAATCGTCTCGGCATTCGCGATATGGTCGGCATGGAAAATCTATGCACTTTCAATGGCGGCCAGACCCGTTGTGCGCAACTCACGCTTACTGGCGTCGGGAGCAGTGATTGCAATGATTTTGGGTATGGTTCTCGCGTACTGCACGCGCACTCTACCCCAGCTCACATGCATATTTCTGATGCCGGGGATAGTCTCGACAGCCATGCTCGCCCTTTCATTGAAAAGAGCGAAAGTCTGATGCGGGCGAGTTACGTTGCTCACGGCGCTACCTCATACTGAAATGCCCGATCAGCAGGCATGGCCGTCACAAACCGGCACCGGTGGGCGTCGAACTCTTCCTTGGTGGCGATCGTTCGCTCATAGCGTGAGTTGGTCTTCCCGGTGAACCGCTCACGATGAATGACCACACCCTGACGCAGGAACTCGACTTCAGCCGATCCCAGTAGCTTGGTTACGATTACTTTCATGTGACCTGTCTCGCGCCACGATTTGGCGCAGTCGAAAACGTGGCGCGGATCGGCCATTCAATTTCAGCCGTCCGTCGCTGGAGTTAATCTTGCGAGGATATTTGCCGACACCCTGGTATTAGCTACAGAAGCGTCGGAGCCAAAAGTGAATACGGAACAAATCAAAAAAGATCTATTCCAAGCATCCGAACACTTCCTCAAGATTGCGGAAGTATTTTCGAGCTTTAAAAATTCTGACTTAGCCAAAGATCCAGCCGTAGCTGCTGAGCTCGCAGGTCTAGCCAATGCTATGGAAAAGCTTTTCGAAAAGATTGGCTCGCTTAACGAGCTGTCCAAGAAGACCAATTCTGACCAGATACGCACGCGGCCAGTACTCACATTGGTAAAGCGATAGCCTGAGCACGTCTCGAAAAGGATTACTTGCTCCGGCGCTCAACACCACCAGGCGCCTTGTCACAGTGCAGGCAGTGCTCGCAGTTCAGTGTCCGACACAGCCAGACCTTCACTCGCTGCCAGTACGTGACCATGAAGATGTGGCGGGCACCGGCCAGGGCCAGGGACACATGCAGGGTCAGGCCGGCGGTGGTCGGACCGAAGAAGATGTTCTGGCTGCGAGCCATGACGACGAATCCGCTGATGGCGATCGTCGAATAGATCAGCTTCCCGAGAATGCCGTCCCTCACCTTCCCGCTCAGTACGCACCAGGCTGCCCACAGCGCGATAAGGCCGCAGGCGATGGAGTTGATCAGTTCAAGATTCATGGTGGATTGCCTCCCCCGAACCGCTGGCGGATAAGCGCCCAGAGGTCAGCGGATTTAATGGCTCGATTGATGGCCGCCAGGAGCGAGCCGCCGAATGCACCCAGTAGGAAGCCGATACCGGCGACGATCTTCGGCTCGGTCACGCCCAGGTAGGTGCTGACCATACTCGTCAGGTAGATCGAGCAGGCCATGCCGGTGATGAGGAAGATCATCCAGGCGCGCCAGTCGGACAAGTCGTCCTTGTGCCACCAGCTTGCAACAACAGCCCCAATCAGGCCCGCGATTAGCAATTCGAACCTGTCGATCTTGTCGAGCAGGCGCTGTAGATACTCCATGCGCTCGACTCCGTGGGGCATGTTTGAAATAGGTCAGCCCCGACGGCACTCCCTGCTTAGAGCGAAGGGTGTGGCGGGGCCGAAAATGAAAAAGCCCAGCTCGATGGCTGGGCTCTATTACGCAAGGAGATAGAAGATCATGGAGTCCAGTAAGCAATCTTGCCGCTTGCACCAACAGCTATAAAATTGCCGTTGCCGTAGGCGACGCTCCGGATATCGGTTCCTGCGAAAGTGTTGGCTTGCTGAACCCAGCCGATCCCATCCTCGGAAACGGCTGTCTTGCCGCCGTCGCCGACAGCTACATACTTGCCATTACCGTAAGCAATGTCGCGGATGATGGTTCCAGCGAAACTGGTATCCTCAACAGCAGTCCAGCTAAGCCCATCGGATGAATATGCCATCTTGCCATCCGCACCAACGATAAACATTTTCCCGTTGCAAAGCTTCATGGAAAGGATGGTGCTAGTGCCAAAGGTGCTGGTTCTGGGCGTGAATGTTTGCGGATTTTCCGTCGCCATCTTCACTGCGCTAAGCAGCTTCCCATTCGATCCCGCAACCAACACAAAACTGCCAATGACGTTGACGCAGTACACAGTCTCGCTAGAAGTGAAGGTCGTAGTGCGCTCCACCAGGCCTGACCAATCGCTATAACGGGAAAAGACTTTACCGTTAGACCCAACCAGTATCCAGGTGTAGCTGTTACCGGAAATTGGTTGATAAAACACAATGCCTTGCAAGTCCGCGGACGCGCGAACAGTTGCCGTAAGGTTTGTCCAATCCCTTTCAGGCCGTGCTGCGTCGCCGAAGATCAGATTGCCGGATTGAGAAAGGGCTTGAAGCGATGTCCCAATACCGTTCCAGTACAGCTCGTTGAGGACCATTCCGCTATTAGAGGTGACGACGCCCTTAAGCTTGGTCCACGCTGTACCAGTTGCGCCTCCACTGACAAGCTGAGTGGTTGCGGGAAGACCGTTGCCACCAGCCGCAAAAAACTTGCCTTGCGCAAAAACCACGCGCCGAAGCATGCCGGTGTTATCCACCGGTTCTACTTGAGTCCAAAGATCTTGCAAGGTTTGAGACGCCGAGTTTGCGTTTTCCATTTTAAACTCCATTACTGAGCTGATTTAAGTTCAGGCCTCTGAATTGGGCGTATGGCGCTCATGGGCGATTGCTCGAGGCTCGTGGCCTTCACATGATTCAACGTCCCGCATCGGGAACATTTGATCTGGAGCTCTGTAAACCCACCCGTACGGGCGAGAAGTCTTTTGCAGTTACCGCATCTGAATTCTTTCAACATCTGCAATGCCTTTTGATTTCTGCTAGGCTCCGTCCCGCTCTCGAGAGCAAGGGGGCCTTGGCTGGCTTGCAGGCTGGTTCTGCGATCTGGTGACTACAGGAAGTGGTCAGACACTCCCTGGAGTCGCCCTCTCTTTTCTCGCACCAACGAAAAAGCCCCGAACTTGTCGGGGCTTTTGCGTTTCTGGCAGGCATAAAAAAGCCCGACACAGTGGCCGGGCTTTTTTCCTAACTCCTACACACGCAGGAATGACAGGATGGACAGATAATGGCTCATTGGCTCACTCGTCGTCAAGCGGCTTGTGTATCAATGAGTCCATCCGCATCCAGCAGGGCTTGAGCGGACACCAAAGCCTGATCCACTTCCCGCTCCAGCGCCTTGCGAATGTCACGCCTCCACCGCTCCTGGGTCTTAATCGGATGCGGTTCGTTTGACCAGTTGTCCATCTCGTACCAGCCGGCCGGTAGGACGTTGGTGGAGCGCTTCCCGTCCACGCCTGGCAACCGAGGCATTGCCCAGGTAACCACAGCGCAATGCAGGAACCGCTCCGGCGCAGGCGAACGCATCACGCGAGTCAGCTCCGCGATCGCTGCATGCTTGCGGTCGGTATGGGTTGAGTACTTTGCCACCAGCGCCCGCCAGTGCGCTGGGGTGAGCGATTTGTGCAACCTACCGAACACCCAGCAGTCCTGGAGAAACGCCGCCTCCTTGCCGACGATCCCCCCCTTCTGCTTGGCGCACTGCACCTTGGGTTCAAAGTCGCAGCCGCCGGCGGAAGTGATGGTCTCGGCGGCCAGCGCCCGAACTACTGCTGAAACAACATTGCGATAGGTCATGCTGCGGCCCTCCGAGCCAATTTCAGTTCACATTTTTTGCAGCGGTCCCAGTTGCCAGGCTCGAACATCGGCATTTTGTCCGTGCTTACCGTGTCGATTCCGCAGATCGAGCGCCAGAAATATGCCCTACCTTGCGCTGTGATCGCAGCGAATTCCTTTTCCTGATTGAAGTAGTGGGCCTTGCCCGTGATCGGGAACATAGGCTTCAGCCAGCCCTTGGAGGGCCTGCTTGCGCCGCCAGTGATTTGCGCAATCTGCCTCATGCTGCAGCCCTCTTCAGTTCTCTGGTCTTTGCCCGGTACTCGGCGGTGATAGCCTTCAGTTGCTCTATGGTTTCCTTGCGCGGCGCGTGGTCGGCTTCCAGCGCCTCGACAGCCTCCAGGCCGATGCGAGAGATGAGGCCGGTGCGGAAACCCTGGGAAACCGTCTCGCCTTTTCGGGCGAACTTCGAGGAACCCGCGTTACAGCTTTTGCACTGGAGCCAGATATTGCTGGGCACAAGCCTGAGCTCTGGCCTGGCACCCTTGCCGAGGAAATGCCCCGCATCGAATGCGCCGCCAGTCTTCCAACCCTGGGCCGCCAGAATCGACTCCTGCGACTCGCCGCAACTGATACAGCCGCTGCCGATGCTCAGTTCGTAGGTGCGGCGGTAGTCGCGCACGGCCTTCTCTGCATCCTTGAGGTGGTCGGCCCGAGTCTTGAGCGCTTCCTTGCGCACCTTGATCTCGGCGCGGCCAACCTGGGCCAGCGACTTGCGCGCCTTCGCCTGATTCACTTCCTTGATAGCCAGGCCGCACTTCGGACTGCACACCGCCTGCCCGAGGCGCTGCGGGACGAACGAGGCCCTGCATGCTGGGTTCTTGCAGGTCTTGGCCTTTGGCTGTTTGCGCTCAATGGTCATTCCTGGTTTCTCCGCAAACTGTCGATGTGCGCCTGCCTGGCTTTTTCATTGCGGGCCTTGCGCCGTTTCTTATTGATCGGCTCCATCACGCGGAAGAATCCCCACAGGAAAGGCACTGATACGGGAAAGGTGACCAGCATCAGCAGGCGGATCGCGAAGGCTGTTACGGCATACAGGAACCGGCAGGCGCCCTTCCATGCTTCCATGTACATGTCGAGGTCAAACATGCCGATGGACACCTGCCAGGCGATGTAACGCAAGGTGAATTTCTGGTTCATGCGTAGCTCCCGATCTGGTCAGCAGCACTCAGGGCTGCCTCTTCGGTTTCGAAGTGGGCGGACAGGACCAGACGCCAGCAGGCGTTGAACACGTCGCGGTAAAGGGGTTCGAAGGCTGTATCATCCATGGAGGCCCAACTGATCGATTTGGCTTCCTTGCGCACGCCGTCGGGCGTTCGCACCAGGTGAAAGTGACCGGCTTCGATAGTCACCCATTCACGGAATGCTTCGCGGGACTTGTCCACGGCAGGAAAGCGCTCAGCCCTGGCCGACTCTAGGCCGGTGATGTACGCATCAACCGCATGCGACAACTGCCCGGGCTTTCCGCTCTGCGCCTCAAAGAACTTGGCCAACCCCTGGATACCGCGCAACTCCTGACGCGGCACCAGGCCGCCGACCGGCTCCCAGTACTCCCACGCCAGATCCAGCATGGAGAAGAACTTGCCGTGGAACTTGGCGTTACGCATACGCGTGAACTTGCCATGGACGACCTGGCCTAGCTTCCACTTCTGGGTCAGCTCACGGTCAGCCTCGGTGGCCGGCATTAAACCGTGGGCAGTGCGGATAAGGGCGAGCTCAGCCATGACTCACCTCCGCAGCTTCTGCGATCACCACCATGCGCTCCAGGCGCTCGGCGGCCTGGCTCGAAAGGTTCACACCGTCCGCCTCATCCACCACCGGCATGCACACGAAACGGATTCCGTGCTTGACCAGGGCGCTGGCAGCCTCAAGGGATTGGCGTAGCTGTGCTGGGTTTGCTCGTTTCATGGTCGTGACTCCAGTTCCTGGGCCTGGCGGATCAGCAGCGCCCGGCGATGTGCCAACTCATTGGCTGCCTCAATGCGCATCTCGTCTTTTTTCTCAGCGCTGGCTGCACGCATCTCCAGCATCGATGACTTCACCAGCTCGAGCTTTTCTCGTAGAGCCGGCGCTGGCCGCATAACGGTGCCGGTGAGCAGACCAGCAATCGCGCGACCGTCTTCGGTGACTGGCTCGATACTCAGGTCCGCCAGGTATTTCTGGCCGTGTTCGCGCGGGATTCGCTTCAGCTCCATCGCTCGGGTCACAGCCTGGATTCGGCGGTTGGCGTCGAAGCCTACGGACACGTGCCAGTTGACCGGCTTCGCATCCTCGCGGGCTTGGCTCACGAACCGCTGGTAGGCGTCGATAAACGCCATGCGCGCACCGATTTTGTCGCCGCCATCCAAGATTGGTTTCGCAGCAGCCAGTGCCAGCTGGATCTCGTCGGTCAGCACCACCGTTTCAAATTCGTCGTTGGTGGTCATCGCGATGGCCCAGGCCTCGTCCTTGCCCGGGCGCCCGTCGGAGGACTGGACGCGTTGCAGGATGTCAGCCATTGCAAGCTTGCCCTTCACCTCGAAGCGGCAGGCCTTCAGCGCAGCTTTTACGACCCGCACCGAGTAAGCGCAGAGGTCCTCAGCCATCATCGCTGCGGTACCTGGGTTCATTTCCTGGCCCATGGCCTCGGAGGTGGCGCAGATGGCGGCGGCCAGCCCGGCGACCTGCTGGTCATTCATTTCAAAGGTATTCATTGCGGTCACCTGCTTGGCGCTTGGCCAAAACCATCTGGGCGGCCTGCTCCGCCGCGGAAAGGTTCGCCTCGGTCCGTTCCATCTGGCGGGCGGTTGTGCCGTTGATGCGCTGCCCGGTCATCCATTGGGTGTGGTAGCTCTCGGCGTTGGCCAGCAGCTCGTTGAGGCTGTGGCACTTGCGCAGAACGGTGGCATCACTGGTTTTCAGAAAGTGGGCTGCGACGTGGTGGGCGACATCGGCGCCGAGGCGGTCGACCAGTTGGCCGAGCTGACCACCGACCTTGGCGTTCCACACCGGCCAGGCGCTGTAGCGCTTACGGTAGGCCATGGCGTAGTTCGCCCAAACCTTGAAGGTTTTGCAGGTCTGGTCTTTGGGGCCGGGCATGTCGGCGGGGATCTCAACCCGGGGAGTGTCGGTGCGATCAACCACCAGAACCAGGCTGCCGGACTGAGCCGGCTTGCCGGTGGCGTCCTGCAAGCCCTGACTGGTGTCCTGATTGGTACCCTGATGATTGGTATCCTGATTTGTCGGAGATTTTTCCGACCCTTGCCCGGATTTTTCTCCGACCTTGCTCGGAGATTTATCCGAGGTAGATCGGATTTTTTTCCGACCTTTGTTCTTGGGTGGGGTCGGATATTTTTCCGACCCATCAAGCTTCTGATTCCACTCGATGGCCTTCTCAGTCAGCCGGAAAAGCGTGATGTTCGAAGTGCTGGAAAGCTCAATCAAACCGGCTTCTTCCAGGGCCTTCAGCATGCGGTAAGCGGTGTCCGGCTTGTCAGTGAGCAGCGGCAGCTCCTCGATGATCTTGGCCTTGCTCAGCGCGAAGAAGATCCCGTCATCAGTCTTGATTGGCTTGGTCCAGCTCGGGCAGCCATAGACGAAAGCGAACAGCAGGGCCTGCTGAGAATTCAGCCCCCACTCCAGTGCCTTCACCTGGTTAATCGTGACGGTGTATTGCATATCAGGCCGCCAGCTAAACTGTATGCGAGCGAATGTGCGCCACGTTTTCAGATTGCGAAAAACGTGGCGCAGGAACGTTGGGGGTATTGACGGGGATAGATTGTGTATTCATTATTGCCTCGCTGAAGTAGCAATGAGCCAGGCCAGGAACCTGGCTTTTTTGTGCCTGGGATTCAGGCGATAGATTTAAGATTTGGCCGGGCGTCCTTGAGCAACTGCTCAGCCTTACGCCCCAACTCCCCCGCCTTCGCTTCAACCTGGCGGCACTGCTTGGCGAACGCCGGCAAGTGCGGCAGGTCCTGCTCGCACATCACCTGGTCGTCAAACACTTCGCTACCGGTATCGATCACGTCGCCCAGTGCGCGGATCAGAGCGCCGAAACTTTTGTTCGCGCATTGATCGCTGGTCATCTGGCGGGCGCCAGTCAGGCCATGACGGCTCGCCAGTTCATTGATGCAGTGGTCGCGGAATTCAGGCTCAAGGGCGTTCACCCACGACTCTTCAAGCCAGGACGGCATTTCCTGATCGCCCGACAGCCAGCGCTGAACACGCTTGAGCCAGCGGCCGGTCGCCTTGATGAATTCACCTACGTCGTTTTGGCGGGCCAGTTCCTCAAAGTCAGGAACCTTTGCCAGCTCGATTTTCGAAGCGGGTACGGCCAGATAGATCTCGCGGCTCAGCGCCTGGGCGAAATCGTCCTGGCTCAGACTGGTGCGTGCGATCTGGTTTGCAGCGTGGGCGACCAGCACCTGATCACGGGTTTGTACGGTGTGTCTGGAACTGGACGTTTTCATGGGGACTGCTCTCTTCTAATCTGGCTTCAATGGAACGGCGGACAGGGATGTTAGGCGGCGGATTGAGCCCCCTTCTGGCGCATGCATAGCTCGCGGGCAGTGATTTTTCCGCCGGTCAACTCTTCTGCTTTGAAAGCCTTTTCGGCGCGCATCGGGTGAATCCCGGCAACCCAGTACGAAACTGCGGCTTGAGAAACGTCGAGCGCTAAAGCGGTTTTGGTTTGCCCGCCGAAGAAGTCGACGAGCCTTTCGATAGGGGTCATAAGAGCGCCCTCCTGATAAGCCTGCTTATATCCTAAGTAGAAGGAAACTTATTTGCAAGCCGATAAGGGAACTTATAAATTTCAGCTGATGAGCACACTCGCCGAACGAATCAAAACCGCACGCAACCACGCCAAGCTGACGCAGAAGGCGCTCGCCTTAAAAGTGGGTGTTGAGCAACCGGTAATCTCCCAGCTGGAGACCGGAAAGAACCTTCAAAGCGCACACCTACCGAAGATCGCCCATGTGTGTGGTGTGAACGCTATTTGGCTCTCCGAAAATACCGGGCCAATGACAGGTGTGAGCGCTGCCGAGTCAAACATCTCCATCGCCGCCCAACCCACAAAATCATTCCGCTATCCAGTAATCAGCTGGGTAGCCGCCGGCGCCTGGGCGGAGGCTGTTGAGCCCTACCCGGCCGGATTCTCGGACAGCTATGAGTTTTCGGAGTACGACTCCAAAGGCACGGCGTTTTGGCTAAAGGTGAAAGGCGACTCGATGACGGCGCCTGCAGGCCAGAGCGTCACCGAAGGCACGTTGATCCTAGTCGACACCGAAGCCGAGGTCGCGCCAGGTAAGCTGGTCGTGGCCAAGCTGCCGGACAGCAATGAAGCGACATTCAAGAAACTCGTGAGCGACGGCGGCCGGCTATTTCTGAAACCGCTGAACCCAAGCTACCCAATCGAGGCGGTCGACGAGAATTGCCGGATCGTGGGTGTGGTGGTGCAGGCGCTGCAGAAGTTTTACTGACGCACTTCAAGGAGTAGCCATGTCCCTCACCAAGCCCAACCAGCAGCTACGCCGCGACCTCAAGGCCATCGCCTTCAACCTTGAGCAGTCCTGTATCGACCTGGGAAAGCTGGCGGAAAAGCTCAGCGATGCCGATGCCATAGCCCTGATGGGGTTGGTGGGCACGCTCTATGAGGAAGCCGATAGGTTGGTGGGTTATGCCGAGGAAGTGAAGAACGGTCAAATAAAGCGGGTTACGGAATAGCTCAAATGACTGCATGGCGAGAGCAGAGCTTCTGGAGCAAGGTTGGGGTCTGGGCCTGGCTGGCGCTGCTTATGGTGATTCCTGGCTACTCCGACGCGGCCGGGCTTAGCTGGGGCTCATCAGGCCGCAAGCGCGTCTTCAGCTCTGGCTTCGTTATGCTCTGCGTTTTCGTGGGTGTGTTTGAGCTGATAGCGCTGAACCACTTCTATGGGAAGGACGGGTAAATGGCAGATCTGATGGAAAAGCTCGACGGCCCCAGGACCGCCCAGCAAGAACTGTTCTACGACCTTGAAGATGCGACAGCAGTTATCGCCTGGTCGGTAGCCGAGCTGACCACTGTCGCGGGGCTCGCCAAATCACCGGATGAGGCCATCGCCTTGATGAAGATGTGCACTCTGCTCAGCGCCCATCAGGAAAAGCTCAGCGGTTATGCGGATGAGGTGAAGGCGGGGCAGATAAATCGGAGCAAGCCCGAGTAGGTGCGTGGTTTGGCGCGGCGGGATGCTGTAGCAATTCAATTGAGCGCAAAGCGCATGGAGATGGAAGTGAGCGAGTCAACACACACTGTTGAATTTCCACATCAGCGTGCGACATCCTATGTCGATGAGCACGTAGATAAGTTTGATGCCTTCACCCTCAGCTGGAATGGAGCAGATGCCGTGCACCTTACCTTCGGCAGGGACACGCTTCTGGTTCAAACTTCTCGCCTAGAGCACTTTCAGGATCGCCCAACAGAGTCCAGAAGCGGAAAGGTGGATTTGTTCCGGCTTGATGTGGCTGGGATTTCCATGCCAATTGAGACGGCCAAAGAACTGGCGAAAACTCTTAATAGAATGATTGCCGGCGTGGAGTCAGGCAGAAATGGATGAGCCAAGGCTGTTAGATTCGTCTGGCAATATCATGCCCGGTCATCCATCATGGAAGCGCGATGGGCCTGGTGGTGGAGGTGGTGAATTGGAAGCTCGAGTTGCTCAACTTGAAACACACGTACAGTACATTCGGAGAGATCTGGACTCTCTGAAGGACGATGTGCGCGAGTTTCGAGGAGAAACCAAAGCTGAGCTTTCAAACATCCGCACCGACATGAAAGTTGATTTCAGACTTGTCTTTGGCTCTCTGATCGTTGTCGCAATTGGCTTGGCCGGGATGATGGCTAAAGGTTTTGGCTGGCTTTAATCCAATATCCCTTTTCCGCTCAAGAGGTCCGGCCCAGCGCCGGGCTTCTTGTATCTGCCCTTCCCTGCCCAACCTCTCGATCCGAGAACACAAAATGCTTGCAGACCTTCCCAAGATGCTTCGGTGCCAAGAGGCGAAGGCCAGCCGCATGTTGCAGCTCGGAGAATCCCATATTTACCCATTGACCCATTTTGTTGACCAGCTTCGCGAGAGCGCAGGCCCAGGTGCGGAGATCCCCTACTTTGATCCTTGGGATGGCGGCGTCGACGCTGAAGCGTTGTTCCTACTGGAGGCGCCCGGGGCCAAAGCGGTGGCCTCAGGATTCATTTCAAGGAACAACCCTGACGAGACTGCGAAGAATATGTTCGACCTTGGGGTCGAGGCTGGTATTGGCCGCAAACGCACAGTGCTTTGGAATGTCGTCCCTTGGTACATCGGGAGTGGTACGAAAATACGAGCAGCCACGCCTCTCGATCTAGAAGCAGGGCTTCAACCACTACCTCGATTGCTGGCGCTGCTACCAAAACTGCGGACTGTCGTTTTACTGGGGAGAAAGGCAGAGAGAGCCAAAGCAGCAATTGCCTCAGTCCGGCCCGATCTGAAGCTGTTCATCTGTGCCCACCCGAGCCCGCTATACGTGAATAACGCAATCGGTAACCGCGAAAAAATCCTAACAAAACTTCGTCAAGTCAATGAGTACCTGCAGCAGAACTGACTTGTAAGCCCGGCCCCGCGCCGGGCTTCTTGTTTCTAGCAAGCGCCCTACTCTGCTATCGTTGAGCCCTCGGATCGCAATGGAAGCATCGAAGAATGGATTCATGGAAGACTCTGGCAGCCGCCGTCATGGTGCTGAGCACCACTCAGGCCATTGCAGCCGAAAACAACAACCCGTTCCAAGGCGCGCTCATGATCACCACCATCGTGCCCGCAGTGATCATCTCAGCGCCCACGGCTATTACCTCGGAAATTCCAGAGTACTTTAAATCAGCCAAGACTGACGCTCTGGCGTTCATTGGTTCAGGCGGCGAGATTCGCGGCGCGGAGTTTGAGCAGGCGTCCAGATACTACCAGTCGACCTATCCTTCTCCGCTCATGTCAGACATGCAACTGGCCCGGTCGATAGCAACTTCATTCTGATACCGACCTTCACGCTGGCTTCGAGCCCGAGCTTCCTGTTTCTGCGTTTTTCAGTTCTGCGACCCTTCTCCATCGGAAATCCATGCTCTTAGGCATGCACAAAAAAATCACGCCACCTCAACGGTTTTATGACAAAGCCTGAACTAGAGTGATGTCTAAATGAGATCAGTTGCTCTGGCTTGATGTCTTGCCAGAGGCTGCGCTAACCCAATTGTCGGGTGGCTTGAAGCTCCAGGCATCTTGGTCGATAGCCTGGAATAACAGCAGTGCGTACGTTTCTAAGGGAGATAAAAAATGAACGTCAGGACTATGAACCTTGCTCCAAGATCTGCCGCCTTCTTCTCGCTCATTGTCCTGGTAGTTTTTGCTCTGGGCATCGTCGCGGTGCTGCAAATGGGAAAGCTTCGAGACTCGGAGCAGGATGTCGAAACTAATTGGATGGCGAGCATCCGTGAGATCGGCAAGATGCAGACAGGCGTCTTGCGCCTGCGCCTGGAAAGCATACGCATCACCGTGACCACCGACGAACAACAGCGCCAAACCCGCATCGCTTCATTGAGCGGCTACCGCAGCACGCTACAGAACACCATCAGCCAATACGTACCATTGATTACCGGGCCGGCAGAGCGTGAGCTCTACCAGGCAGTAGACACCGATGCGCAGCAGTATTTCAAACTGTTGGATGAGCTGGAGCCGTTGCTGCGAAGCGGTGACAACGCCGCAGCCATTGCTCTGATCAATACTCGCATCAGCCCGATGGCCAACGACCTGCAGGACAAGATGGGCAAGCTCTCGGACTTTAACGATGAGGGCGCCAAGCGTTCAGGTCTGGATGCTGCCGCGACCTACAGCAATGGCGTGACGCTGGTGATCGGCCTGCTGGCGGTGACCGTGATACTCACCGTAGTGCTAGCTACGGTGCTGACCCGCAGCATCACCTCGCCCATCAGCGATGCCCTGGCAGTGGCCGAGCGCATCGCCGGCAGCGACCTGTCCCGGGAGATCGGGATCAGTAGCCGCGATGAAGCCGGTCGCCTGCTGGCGGCTCTGGCGAAGATGCAGAGCAACCTGCGAGAAACCATCGCCCTTATCGCCGATTCCTCCACCCAACTGGCGTCGGCATCGGAAGAAATGACCGCGGTGACCGAAGATGCCAGCCGCGGACTAGTGCGGCAGAACGATGAGGTCAATCAGGCCGCCACTGCAGTGACCGAAATGAGCGCCGCGGTGGACGAGGTGGCACGCAATGCCGAAGCCGCCGCGCAATCTTCCCGCGAGTCTATGGAATTCACCCGCTCGGGTATCGAGAATGTGGCACAGACCCTGAAAGCCATCGAAAGCTTGGCCAGCAACGTGGCCAGCACTGGTGAGCAGGTCAAGGCACTGTCCGGCAGGGCTCAGGACATCAGTAAGGTGGTCGAGGTGATTCGCGCGATTGCCGAGCAAACCAACCTGCTGGCGCTGAACGCGGCCATTGAAGCCGCCCGCGCCGGCGAGCAAGGCCGTGGTTTTGCTGTGGTGGCCGATGAAGTGCGGGCCCTGGCCCACCGCACCCAGCAGTCGACCCAGGAAATCGAACAGATGATCAGCGCGATTCAGGCCGACTCGACCCAGGCGGTGAGCGCCATGAACGTCAGCGCCCAGATGGCCAGCAGCTCAATCTCGGTGGCGCAGAACGCCGACCTTTCGCTCAAGCAGATCGCCGGGACCATCACCCAGATCAACGAACGCAACCTGCTGATCGCCACCGCCTCAGAAGAGCAGGCGCAGGTGGCCCGCGAGGCCGACCAGAACCTGACCAGCATCCGCGAACTGTCGGTCCAGAGTTCGGCGGGCGCAAGTCAGACCGCCAGCGCCTGCGCTGAGATGGCCAACCTGGCGATTGAGTTGAATCACCTGGTGGCGCGCTTCAAGGTCTGACATAAGCCGTTGTCCTGGGCTGTGTTTGCCGTAGCGTATCCATTGAGATGGCTTTCTGCTTTAGCGACATCCTTTTCACCTGGCATTTACAGGGCGGAGCGCAAAGTCGCCCTACTCCTTTGAAGAATTCCCTTTAGGTCCGCCCACAAGCGGGCTTTTTTTTGCCTGAACTTCCAATCTCTCTGGGGTCGGGCTGGCTTTGCAGCCACCCAGAAGTTCGTCGTGTAGCCCGACGATAACCGCAGATTCGGCGCTCTGCAGGTTAAAAAATGGCGGGATCAGGTGCTGCTTTCGAATTCACCAATCGTCGATGCCTTACACCCATCACTGCCAAACACGTACATACATTCCCCTTGTATTTGATAGCTTAAAGCCATCAAGCGGCATGCCTTATTCGCAGAGCCGCCCTAGAAAAGACGTGGACGTCTGGCAATCATCATTAATTGATGAGTTGTTTCTATCAGGGAAGAGGATCTGAAATTGGTGACCGCCACCCAATCCTCCATAGCCAAATGCTCAGGAATCCACGCGAGCTTATGGCTGCCCCTGCCCGACCAAAGCGTTAAGCACTGGTGCCCTCCCAGGAATCTGTTTTGCGACCAAAAGTCGTTGCCCAGGAGCACTCTCAGGAAATGGATTCCGGAAACCATTCAATAGACGGGGCGGACTCCGAAAAGCCAAACGAGTAGGAACTTAAATATGGAGATTTATAGTATGTCAGCTCAAGAAAACCACGTTGGTGTTGGCGGATGGACTGCTTACCACGAACTGACCCCAAAGGACCACGCTGTATTCAAAGAAGCCTTGGAAGGCTTTGTGGGGGTGCAATACACCCCTGAGACGGTTTCGACTCAGGTCGTCGCCGGCACAAACTATCGCTATCACTCGAAAGCACAGCAGCCTGGTTCGCCAGCAATCTGGGCAGCAATCGTGGAAATCTACGCCCCCCTCAAAGGTAAACCGCACATCACCCAGATCATCCGCATCTAAGCGCGTTTGACACCCTTCGGGTCGCGCGAGGATTGCGAGACTCGAAGGCTGATCGCCGCCCCCGCTTGTGCTGTCCCTGCTACGCTTCTGGCTTCTCCCTCCCCTGGAGCCGCAAGCATGCATACGCCCTACTCCCTCCCAGACACGCTTGAAAGAATCTACGAGAACCAGCTCGCCCTTGAGGCTGCGCTGATGGAGTTGACGTTGCTCGTCGAAAGCCAAGGCCATACGGATGCCGGCCAGAACGTGCGCGGCGCCCTTGAGGCGATCGGGGAGAACGCAGGGCATATCAAGCAGGGCCTGGCCAGGCTGAAGGCCCAGGGGCCGGATTGACCGCCCTACCCCGGCCCGCCCATACATTGTGCAGTGCTGCAAAGCAATGCTCCGGCGTGCTGCACAAGCCTTCTCCACTCATCGCTGGTGATGAGGTCGGCACGCTCCATGGCGTCAGCCCGCCTCAGCAATTCGAAGTATTTAACCTCTGCGTCCATTCGACTTCCAGCCAGTGCAGAAAGCTCGCGCCAGCCTGTGAGGGCCAGGCCCCGCTGTGCCTCTCTCATTGATAGCCCCTAATGATCATATTCGGGAGTATGAGCCAGGTTGCAGGGGTCGTTCAGTATGATGGCACTATGACCGACCAATGGTGGCTGTACGCCTCTGCGTACAAAATGGGACGATAGAGTTCCCGCATCAAAAGTGATGGAGAGTCGCGGATGTTCAGTCACATCACCGTTGGAACAAACGATCTTGATCAGGCTGCCGCGTTTTATGACGCCATATTGATCCCTCTTGGGCTATGCCGCCGGGTTGTAACCCCCGATGGAGGGCCTGCCTCCGCATGCTGGGTTAACCCCAACAGGCCCTTGCCTCGCTTTTATGTTTACTGCCCTTACGATCTCAAAGAGGCCGAGGCGGGAAATGGCAGCATGGTGGCGTTTTCCGCGCCACATGCAGACGCTGTGGATGAAGCCTACGCCGCAGGCCTTAGCAATGGCGGTGTTGATACAGGTTCACCAGGGCCACGCCCGCACTATGGGGACGGCTACTATGGCGCTTACCTGCGTGACCCGGATGGTAATAAAGTGCACATAGTCCATCGTGGCGATTTGCACTTGCCCGGGTAGATGCGACTCTCGGTGCTTGCTTGAAGCCCGGCCCAGCGCCGGCCTTCTTGTGTCTACCCTTCGTCGTGCCACCATTGAGCTGGCAATCCGCGTGATTGCAAACTGGCAGCGCTGAGGGATCAGCGCCCCAAGTATTACAGAGAGCCCGCCCCGTGCGGGTTTTCTGCTTTAGCGACATCCTTTTCACCTGACATTTACAAGACAAAGCGCAAAGTAGCCCTACTCATTTGAAGAATTCCCTTTTGGTCCGCCCACAAGCGGGCTTTTTTTTGTCCGTAATTTGGCTTTCGTTATCGCGGGCCGATTGGAGCTAGATCGCCTCAACCTTTCTACATTGAGAAATCTCGGGCAATGCCTGATTGGCAGAGACTTTATTGAGCTGCCACTTCAGCTCAACCGCAACAGCATTGAATCGTTTTGCCTGCACTCTCGTACTGCTGGATGTGAGGCTGACATAGGAGGCATCTGAGCTGTTGACGTCGACTACAGTGGTCGTGGTGCCGCCCTCAAGATCGGAGTTCCCCAATATTCCAGCTTTCCATTTCTGAGTAATCGTGTGCTCGCCAGGTGCAACTGGCACAGCTACGTAACCACCGTTCTCCAGAGAAGCTATCTGCTTTCCATCCAAAGAAATCAAGGCAGACATTAAGCCCATATCGTAGTTACTGGGCCTGTACACGTAGATCACACCACGATGGGAATCTGCATTTTCAAGTGGTGTGAATTTTGGCCCTGTCATCGTGCAGGAGCTGAGAAGCCCCAATAAAAAAATGGCTGAAATCTTCCATGCTCGAGTCATAACTGCTCCTTCCTCATTAAGCGATTGATGATCAACACTGACGGGCTATCAATCAAATTTTTTGTTCGCTTGCAGCTGAATCGGCTTCGCTTGCCTTGTCGCTGAACTCCATTCGAAGACGTCTCCCTCCAGCAGGTTTCTGCTGAGATTGATTTATGCATTTGTGCATGAAATCTCTTGCCGCCCTATTGTCAATATATCTCAGCAACAATACTGTATATGCATACATATATCGCAAGGAGCGAAGCATGAACCAGGCAACCTACCCCACATCCAAACCACGGAACTCCTACGAGCTTGTCCGCCGTCGTCTGCAACGCATAATCGCCTCTCCTCGAGTGCAGAGAATTCAGTTGGTTGAGGTCTCCAGACGCAACGATGAAAGCCCTGAAGCTTGGCACCAGGTCATCCAAGACATCGGCGACACCGCAGGCATAAGGATCGAACATTTGGAAGACGGCGCCGTGCGGATCGGCTGGCGCGAGTACTGCGACGTGTAAATGAGCCCGCCACTGAGCGGGCTTTTTATCGCCTGCAAGAAAATATATAAGCATGCTTATTGACGCAATAAATAAGTTGGCTTATATTTCATCTCAAGCCAGCAGCGAAGGCCGCCGGCCAGCAGCGAAAGCCGCGCCGCTCTTTAGCGACACCCCTTGCCGGATCACCACCGGCCCAGATTCAAAGGCAGCGATGAACCGGCCTAAACGGTTCAGAGGGTTGGCAACTGACCCGGGCGTGCAGCGTAAAGCGCCAAGAACAGTTATCCAGCGGGAGAACAAGCCGAAAGGCCCGCGGCTGGAGTGACATTTGATTCAAGCCGGTGACTGACGCCAGTAGCGGGTCACGGCCAGCCCAAAAAGATTTGAATTAGCGGTCCCGATAGCCTCGGCTGGGAACGCCGGACCTCATGCACCCTGCCCCACTCAGCCGGGCATTCAGAGCTGTAGCGTGCATGTTGTAGGGACCTGAGATCCATGGCGAACAGATGCTGTTTGACGCCGTGAGGAGGAAGCTCGCCGCCCACCCACGAAGACGACCGGCCAGCCCTGCAATCAGCAGCGGGCAACGGGCCACACCGCTGACGCAACAAACCCAGGCTGTCGCCAGTAGCGGGCCTGGGCTCCACAGATTTACTGATGCCGCTTCGATGAGGCGGCATTGGAAATCAACGGAGGAATGTATGGGCCAGCTCAATAGCGAGGACTTTTTGTCCTCGGAGATTTCCAGCTACGAAGATTTGTTGGCCAAAAGCCTTCAACTGCAGGACCGCGTAAAGGAAACAACCGCCTCCCTAGAGGCTGCGTATTCCGGCGTCATCAACGCTAAGCATGTGTTTGAAGAGATCAAAAAAGAAAACATCGAAGAGCTTCGGGTATTCAGGCAAACGGTTACTCGCGAAGCCGCAGAAATAGCCCAAGCAATCAAGCAGTTGAAATCAACCCTTGATCCAAAAAGCCTGTCCGAACTCAGGGAGTACGTTGCTCTCTGCGAGCGCCTAAAGGATCTCCAAGACGCAGGGTTCAAATTCCCAGCCTGAACAACCAGCGCCACGACAGCCTGTCGTTAACTGCCCGGTCACCTGCGCGCCGAAGCGCAGGCTGTATCGGATATCGCTCGGCCCTCTGTCGTGATAGCAGGGTGGCCACCTTGTCCCGAGCCTGAGCGGAGTTTGCCGCGGCGTAGACGGACAACGCTCGGAGGGATTCGAGCGATATCCGATGCAGAAGCGGTGTTGAAAGCTGGGTTGAACGCTTAGGCGGCCCTGGAGAAACGCAGGTTAATAGGGCGCCAGCTATGCGTGGTTAGCCTCTCCGAGCGGTCGTCCCGAAAGGGTCCGCTCTCGCCGGGATCGCGTCCGGCCTTCCGCATCACCCTTCCCCACCTCTACCCGTCAGCACTCCTCCCCCGCGCCCATCGGCAACCAGCGGGAGGCATGAGTGTTGACGAATACAGGTGAACCAACGAATCAACGGAGACACTCATGAGCGAGCAACGAGCACCTTATCCACGGTCGGCGGATAACGCTGACCAGATGAACCTGCCCGAGGGCAAGACTTGCGGCGACTGCGTGCATTGCCGCCGCTGCACCGCGATGTTCGGCCACATTCCTGCTGATGAGGCTTGCGACTGGAGCCCGTCGCGCTTTCTTGAAGCCCTGCCAGCCACCGCGTAACCCAAAACACTGGAGGTCGCCATGAGCGATTGGATCAAGTGCAGCGATCGGCTGCCGCCAGAAGGCGAGAAGCGCGATTACTTGTGCCTGTTCGAGTACGGCGAGATGCAGGTCACTGAGTGGCTGTACGACAAAACTCTCGGATGGTGCTTCTGGTACGGCGATCCAAGTCACTGGATGCCACTCCCACCCGTTCCCACTGAATAACGCCATCCTGGAGGTGACCATGCACCACAGCATCCAATCACGCCGCGACATAGTCGACGGCCTGCATCAGCGCTCCCGTATCGCCACCGCCGAATTCTACCGGCTGATTGGGCGGCCTGAGCCGGTGATCACCTTCCGGATGATGGTGAAGCCTGCAGGCCGCGACTTCTTTCATGTGGTGGACAACCGGACCGGAAAGGTCATGGGGTTCCGCCGCAGCCACAACGAAGCCTGCGCCCTCGCTCGGCGCCTGGAGCGCCTATATGCCGACCAGTTACGCGGATAGCGCTCAGGCCAGGGAATCCGACAGGCGCTGGGATTTGCCGAACTTCGGCAAGAAGCAACACGTCGACCTGTTCCACGAGTACACGGCTGACAACCTGGCAGAGCGCGAGGCTCGGCGTATCAAAGAGCGAGCCAGTCTCAAGCTGCGTATCGGCGCAGCCATGGCGCAGATGGAGTTGATCTGCCAGCCAGTAGGAGGTGTCGAGTGAACGTTGTCCAGCGAGACCACCAGACCGCCGTGAATTGGATCGAGGTCGAGATCGACAACATGATTCGCGACCTGGGCAAGGCCAATGCCAGCGCGGCGGCAACATCATGCGTCACCTTGGCCTTCATGCTGCGGGTCATTGACGAAGCCGAGCATCGTTACTTCCGGGCGCGCATCGACAAGATTTACGCCAACTACAACGCCTCTATCGTTTCTGCCGCCTGACGGCACCACATAACCCCACCACTTTCAATGCTGCGCCTGGCGCGGCGAGGGATCGTCATGTCCAAAAATACCAACCAAGCAATCGCACAAGAATCGCTCCAAGCGAGCGAAACCGAAGAATACAAGACGTCCATCGCCCCTGCTGTCGCCGTCACCGACATCGTGGAGTATCGGCCGCACGAGGAGCAAATCGTTCGCCTGGAAACAACTTACGCGAAGCTGGTCGTTGACTGCTCGACGAGCGAAGGCTTGGCGAGCGCGAAGGAAGTTCGCGTCGATATCCGCGATGTGCGCTACGCCCTGGATAAGACCACCAAAACCGCATTGGTGCCATATCAGCAAAAGGTCAAAGAAGCTCAGGCTCGCGTCAATCAAGTCAAGGAGTTCGGTGAAACGCTCAGGACTCGTGTGCTGGCAATTGAAGAGCCTGTCGATGAAGCGATCAAGGCCGAAGAAAAGCGTATAGCTGATGCCAAGGCAGAGCGCGAGCGTGTCGAGGCTGAGCGTGTCGAAGCCATCCGAGCAAAAATTACTCGTTTCAGTTCTGTCGCTGCCGCCTATGCGAGCCGCAGCGCCGCAGACGTCTCCAGCATTCTGCTAGGCGTCAAAGAGTCGGTGATCCTGCCAGAAGAGTATGGCGAATTTGAAGCCGAAGGCACCATCGCTCGCGACAACGCCATTGAGCAACTGGAAGCGCTGCTCAAGTCTGCCGCTGAGCGAGAAGAGGCTGCTGCCAAGTTGCTGGCCCAGCAGAAAGAACTGGATGAGTTGCGCGAGAAACAACGCATCGCCGATGCCGAAGCCGAGGAGCTACGCAAGCAGCGAGCAGAGGAAGACCGCAGGCGGTTGAAGCAGCAGCAGGACGAACTGGACAAGCAGCGCCGCGACATGGAGGCACAGCAACGCCAGCAGCGTGAACAGCAGGAAGAGCAACAACGCCAGCAGCGTGAGCGTGACGCCCAGTATCAGCGGGATCAGGAAGAACTGGCTCGCCTGCGTGCCCAAGCTGCTGCTCCTGTGCCAGCCGCAGCCACCTCAGCCGTCTTGATCGAAGAAAAGGCCGAGCCCGCACCTCTTGTCGTAAAGGCTCCAGCGACCGAAGCCATTAACGCTGACACGACAACGCCGCCGGCTGACGACATTGTTGAAGTTGTCGCCCTGGGCTTCGACGTGGATCTCGACATTGCTCGCGCCTGGCTTCGCGCCACCAGCTTCTAACCACCCTTTCCATCTCACGGCCAACACACCTCGTGTTGGTCACGGAGAGCGCTATGACCAATACAGACACCCAAGCACAAACAGGCCTCGCGACCTATCACGACCCTTCGCACAACGCGGCAGCGCTCATTCTTGACCCGGGCACCATGCGTTCAATGAGCGACCTCGCGCTGATGATGTCGAAGGGCGTAACCACCGTCCCGAAACATCTCAAGGGCAATCAAGCAGACTGCATGGCGGTGGTGCTTCAAGCAATGCAGTGGCAAATGAATCCCTTCGCCGTGGCGCAGAAGACATTCATCGTCAACGGCGGCGCATTGAGCTACGAGGCGCAGCTCGTCAACGCTGTGATTACCGCCAAGGCGCCAGTCAAAGGTCGATTGAACTTTGAATGGTTCGGCGCTTGGGAAAACGTCATCGGGAAGATGCGCGAAGTTACCAGTAAGACCAAGAAGGACGAGGACACTGGCGAGTTTAAAAAATATCGCGTTCCTGCCTGGAGCTTTGACGACGAAAAAGGGCTCGGCATCAAGGTTTGGGCGACCTTCCGGGGCGAAGACGAGCCGCGCGTTCTGGAACTTCTACTGACCCAGGTCCGCACGCGCAACTCAACGCTTTGGGCGGAAGACCCCAAACAACAGATCGCCTACTTGGTGACCAAAAAATGGGCTCGCCTCTTCTGTCCTGACGTGATCCTTGGCGTTTATACGCCGGATGAGTTCGAGGATTCATACGGCGGCGAGATTGATATCACTCCCACCAAACAAGCCGCAAACATCGCTGCCGCTGCTGGCGTTTCGTTTGGCCCCAAATCCCCATCGCCTGAAATAGACGGCGTATTCGCAGACCTCCTGGTCGTTGCAAGGCAACAGGACATCGACGCCTACGCGGCCGCCTGGGCAGGTCTCAAGCCGAAGCAGCGCGCAGCGATCGGCCTGGAATGCCACGAAGCCCTAAAAAGCTTGGCGGCTACCGTCGATGCCGACTTTACCGACATAACCGGCCCCAGCGGCGACCAGTCCCATTCAGAGGAGGCTGCGTAGTGAGGGCGGAACTTCAGGGCACGGAAAAGTGGCGTGCAGATCGATCAGGACGTGTGACGGCAAGTCGGTTTAAAGATGTCATGGCCTGGGGGAAACCGGACAAAAACGGGAAGCGCGAGCCCATGGGTACCCGCACCTCATACATGCGCGAACTGTGCTTCGAACGGCTGGCAAAGAAGTCCAAGCACAACGTCAGCAGCGCCTCTATGAAGTGGGGCCACACCGAAGAACAAAAGGCGCAGGACGCCTACGAGATGTTGACCGGCAACATCGTCCTGCCGTCGGAGTTCATCGTTCACCCGAAGTACGACTGGCTCGGCTGCTCGCCAGACGGCCTTATCAACGATGATGGGGGTACCGAATCGAAGTGCCCCTTCAACGAAGCGATACACGTCAGAACTTGGCTCGAAGGCATGCCCGAGGAACACATGCCGCAGGTCCAAGGCTGCATGTTCGTTACGGGCCGTAAATGGTGGGACTTCCTGTCCTTTGATTCTCGCCAAGATGAAGAGTGTCAGCTCTATATCGAGACGATTTACCGCGACGAGGACTACATCGCCAACCTGCATAAAGAGCTGGTCCAGTTCAACTTGGAACTGAATCGCATGGTTGATGAGGTAGCGGACAAAGCTCGGGCGCAAGCCCATCGCCTAGGAGCCTGATCATGATCAGTAACCTGAAATCAGACATCGAGTTTCGGCGTGCGAAAGCCCTGGAGCTTTCCTTTCAGGTCCAGCAACACCTGGCAGCAGGTGGGAAATACACCATCGGTAAAAGCCCGGTGATTAATCCAGACCCCGCCAAGCGTTCGGAAAAGATTGACCCCGAAACCATCCTGAAGCGCCGCAAGCCCCCTATTTCAAGGACCGAGCGTAATGCGCTGCGCAAACTCGCGGAGGCATTATGAGCAAGCGCAAGGCACACAACCTCCAGGCGCGCATCGCCCGGTCGTGCCGCTCACTGCTGGCTACCAACCACGTCGCGGTGGTGAACATCGGCCCCAGCGGCCGCCAGGGCATGATCAATTACAAGTCGCTGAAGAACATCGCGCCGGGGAAGATTGGCCAGGCCGTCTGCGGCATTCCCCACCGGTGGACGATCTACCTCAGCGCACTTTGCATCGACGCCCGTGGCGACCGCTACAGCAAGTCGGTGGAGGTAGCGCCCGATGGCGTCTACCTCTCCGACCACCTGGAAGACGTGATCGAGCATTGCTACAAGAAGCTGCGCGACGAGGCCAACCAAAGCCAGATGGTGGCTTCCGGCTGGATCGCCATTCCGGAAGCAATGTCACTGGACGAGGCGCACGCCGCGCGAATCTTCGAAGCGGTTGGAGCCTGGAACCAGCAGAAGGTCGCTGCGTGAAACGAATCCACAAACAGGTCAGCGCACGACGCAGACCAACCTGGCTCGCACTGCCGGCCAGCGGAATAGAAGAGATAGGCCATGGCTGTGACCCAGGAAGAACGAACAGCCACGCTGGCCGAGAAGCGGCAGGAACTTGGCGAGCAGGCGCTAAGGCATACGACGCCTTGCGGCACCCGACAGATGCTCGACGAGTTGATGCTCTGGCATGAGATCAAGGAAGTCGGCGAGGCAGTGCAACTGCTGGTGCGCAATACCAAGGCAGAAGATCTGCCGCCAGCAGCACCCAAGGTAAAAGGGCCGTCCGACATCATTCGCCATTATTTCCGCCAGGGAATGCGCGACCGGCTGACAGCGCTCACCGCGGAACTGGGTGACACGAAAGACCGAACAACCATCTGGCGGCTGATCGCATATGCCCACTCGTTGGGTGCGGAGAAGTCCGCCCCTCTATTCGAAATTAAGCCCCACGGTTACGAGATAACAGAAAGCGTGGCGCGCAAATTGCGGCGAGCGGGCTTCGCCGAATCGATCAAAATGAGCGCCGACGGCGACGAATAACCCACCCTACTCGGCGCACCCAGCAACCGGAGGGGGGGCTCAAGATGGAAGACAAACGGCTTCATTTCCCTGTGGTCATGCCATCGGCTATAAATTTCGCGGCGCTCTTTAAGCGGCCGGCTACATCTTCAATATCGGCCCAGTCGTCACATATCTGATCCATCTGTGCATAGGCGAATGGTTCTTTCCTTGTAACGTTTAACCGCGCGGCGCTAGGTTTTTTTGATCGTTCTTCCCATGCAAACATGATTAGAACGTCGAACTCTCCATATTTGTAGATAACGTTCCTTGGGTCCTTTAAGTCGAATAATGCTTCGTTCATAGCCTTCACTCTTGATCCAGATTTATTCCGGTCATCCGTAGTACTCCAACCCCACCTAAATTGCCACCACCGGTTCCGGAGGGCGGCGCCTGACTGGAGATAATCCATGGACGAACAGTTCTACCTACAAGACAGCCGCAGTCATGCCTACGTCGGCAACGGGTTGTCGTTCTGGGGCTTTGGTGGCTCCGGGTACGTCACCGACTTGGCCAAGGCCCAGGTGTTCACCCGTGACGGCGCTTGCGATCACCGAGACACTGACATTCCGTGGCCCAAGGCCTACGTCGATGCTCGGGCGCGCATCGGTGTTGACTGCCAGTATGTGACGTTGAGCGAAGCGCTTGACCAGCACCCAGACGCAGCCGAGTTCTACATCCAAAAGCCGCAGTGCTGGAACGGAAACAACTTGATTTGGCTTTGCAAAGATGGCGTGTTCACAAGCGACCTTTCCAAGGCTGTGGTGGTGCCGAGGGCTCACACCGTGACCTGGATCGGTAAGCTCGGTCAATCAGGCGCGGTGGTCTGGCCCAAGCCCTACATCGACGCCCACTCCCGCCGGCTGGTTGAGCGCGACGACGTGAACATCAAGGAGGCCTTGCGCGGCACCAGCATAAAGCTGGCCAAGCCGCAAAAGCCGCGAATGATGATGTTCAATTGCGATGGCTGCGGCCGGTTCATCAGTGGCGCGCAGCGCTATCGTGAAGACTGCCGGAACTGCGGAACAAGCAACACGCCTTGATCCGGCTCCATGCCGGTCACCCGTAATACCCCATATCAACGAATCATGCCAGCCGCCAGCGCCCTATCGCCTTCCGTTCGTATCGGGAATAAAGCTACCCAAGAAAAAGACAGTCGCAGGCCCTATGAGCCACGCGGCGGTCGTTCCCGGACTGACAATTGGTACGGCAATAGCAATTGCAAACAGGCCTATCCCTGTCCATAGCCTCTTACGCGGCGTGAACCACTCGCGGAACGCTTCAAGCTTTTTACCCGCCATTACCACCTCCTTGTTTGATAAGCAGCAAAGCATATCACCCACTTTAACGAATCACTCCAGCCGCGCACTATCGCGCCAATGGCTCCGAATACTCGCTGATCTTCTTCCTATAAGTCGCCAGATCAATTATCTGCCGCAAGCAAATTACGATCTCTAGTTTCTGCCTGTCGTCTGGAAGACCAATCCACCTGAGCATCATTTGAGCGTCTTCCTCGATTGCTGCGAGTGCATCGATATCGCTTTGCAGTCTCATGTAGGCCTCCTGCCTGGATGAGCTAGACAAACACCAATAACCCACAAATCAACGTCACGCCAGCCGGCGAGGCAGGCATGCCTCGCAAACCAAAACTCAACCGAGCTTAGATATCTGCTTAGAAGATGAGACTACAAGCGCGACCCATAACGTGGCTTCCGGAAGCGTCAGCCAAGTCGGAAGGCATTGTTGCTTGTCAGCGTCGCTCATCCCGGCCTCCAACGCCCTTAGCGAATCTCGCAAAGTACATATCGGTTCGATCAGTTCGGCCCGAGGCAACTGCATCAGATCAACCGCATCTAGGGTATGACACAACCCTGTGATCAGATTGAGATTCGCTCGAATACTGCTTACGTCTTTGCTTTCGAAAACCACAGCGCGCGCAGCGCGCCCAGCCAGCGTAACTACCAGACTAACAATCAACCTGGACTTTTCTTTGTCAGCTTTCAGCTGAGCGTGCCGCTGTGACGATGCAATCCAGATAGCAATTCCAAGAGCGGAAATTGAGCCAAACGCCTGAACCCATGACGCCAAGCCTGGATGCCCTTCGATCCAGCAAGAAACAACTTCCCAGCTCATAACCCACTCCCCTGTAGATCCCGGAACTATACCGGCGAGGATTACCTATGTCCGCACAACGACCACGAATCGTTTGTCAGTTCAGCTGCGGCGCTGCCTCGGCGGTTGCCACAAAGCTCGCACTGGTTCAGTACGGCGCAACACACGATGTGCAGATCATCAATGCGTTTCTGGCCAACGAGCATGAAGACAACCGTCGCTTCCTGCTGGACTGTCAGGAGTGGTTCGGGCAAGAGATCGTGCTACTTCGCGACGAGAAGTACGGCGCTGACATCATTCAGGTTTTCCGGCGCGAGCGCTTCATGAAAGGCCGCAATGGCGCGCCCTGCACCAAGCTACTGAAGCGCCGCCTACTCGATGCATGGAAGCAGCAGAGCGACGTGATGGTGTTCGGTTACACAGCGGAAGAAGTCGATCGGCTCGACGACTTCAGAGAGCGCAACCCTAACCGACCTGTAATCGCTCCGCTAATCGAGCGCGGCCTAGGCAAGGAAGACTGCAAGGCCCTGGTGGAACGCGCCGGTATAGAGCTGCCACTGATGTACCGCCTGGGATATGACAACGCCAACTGCATCGGCTGCGTTAAGGGTGGTGAAGGCTATTTCAGAGCGATCCGCGAAGACTTCCCAGACCAATTTGAGCAGCTGTGCTTGATCCAGGACGACCTCGGCGAGGGGTCATACCTGTTTCGCAATCGCACCACCAACGTGCGGTTTCCCTTAAGGGACCTTGGCGAGGGTCCAATGCGACGAAACGAGAAAATTCCGTCCTGTTCATTCTTTTGCGAGATGGCGGAAGCCGAATATCATGACATTGCTTCCGATACAGGGACGCTTTGAACTTGGCTATCCACAGCAGAGTTAAGTAGTTGCAACTTCAGCTTTCGATGCACTATGCGGTGACAGTTTGCACACAGGCATTTCAGCTGGTCGAGAGTCGTTCTGTGCTCGCCACTCATATCCGCTACCTGGATGGCATCATGATGGACGTCGATACAGGCCTCACCAAAATCTCCATAGACTTCTATAGGATCTGTGCCGCACTCTTCGCAGAAAAGCCGACCATGTTTTTTGATGAATGAAGCCTTCTTGGCTTTAGATAGACCTGGTGAGCGTTCGCGTTTCAGGTGATACACCAGTTTGGCCAGGCCCTCTGCCCACTCTCTCACCTCAGTATCAGTGGGTATTTCGAGCAACTCAACCTGCTCATCTTTTGGAATAATCTTGTAACCTGCTGCCTCCAGCAGTTCAAAGCAGACGGTACCCAAGCCACCAGTGAAGTGGACCGGCTTAATGTCCTTTCCCAGTGCGGCTGTTGCTGCAAGGCCAAACACTTGTTTCGGTGCTAAGCGCACACCGTCGTCGACCAACAAGTCGTAATCAATTGACGGTCCAAACCCCTCAGAGGGAGCGCCCTGAAGCAAACTCTGCACAGCCTCCCAAACGTATTCCGGGGTAACTTTGCGCAGTTGCTCCGCAGGTAAACGGCTGGAGTCTTTCTCTATCGCTATCCCGTCTGAGGAAGCTGTAATCTGCATCGTTGTCAACGTTTTCAAATCGCGTTCCGCTACTAGATCGAGAATAACTCCACCTAACGCCGGAGAAATACTTGCGAGGTAGCAACCCTGATTTCCATCGCCATTTTTCTGTAATGGGGAATGCTTCTCTGGCAGTAATTTCGATAAAGCTTGTAAGTGTGATTTCGGAGAAATTGGATAATCCAGCCTGGCCCACGTGATGGGCACCATCCAGCCAAGGGCTTGCCAGTATTCAGCAGCTTGCCAATGACTTTTGGGGATAGGCTCTTCGTGGTGCGTATCCGACGCAACTCCTATTGCCTTTATAAGCCCATCTGCATACGAAATAACCACATCACCTGGACTCACGAGAGTGAGGTTCAGATACGTCTGGTTGGCCGCACCATTACGCTTTTCTTTTGGGGACCATATGTATCCTCCGGCGTACTCATCCAGATGGGTTTTTTTGTGGTTTACCCACCAGAATTTCTTCTCCTGAAGCTTGGTCGGAACAATCAAACCAACCACGTCTGATGAAGTAAGCGAGCGATTACTGGCCTTACCGTCCGGTAGGAGGCAACGAATAGAATGACCTCGCTGGGCATGCTTTATCAATTCCTGCTCAGAGGTTACATCGATATCTGTTTTTTTCTCATTCCCCCCATCAACGTAAATCCGGTAGGAGCGTTCCCCAGTATCTTCATCGGTTTGAAAGATGGGGGAAATTCGATCTCCCTTCTGATTCAAGAAATAAACATTCTCTGAGACCATCCGCGATCGCCCCACCAGTACTGCGCCCGACTCTTCCATGAACAGATCTCGACGATTATTTTTTCATCTTAACACTAGAGCCGAACCAATTTATCGGACCTGAGTCATCGCCTGCGCCATTGTTAAATGCAGCAGATGCTCATATACAACACCAGCGTCAGCCCGCCGCCGATGGCCGAGCTGGCCAGGTCCAACGACCCGTGGCGAGTGGCTGAGAGGCAGGCAGAAGCGGCCTAACAACCGCAGCGCGATTGCCAAGGCAGCGACAAAAGCCAAGCCAGGAAATGTTGAAGAGCATCGAGCAACAGGTTGCCGATGATTTGAAGCAAGAGGTCTGCGAGCAGTCGGTTCATGTGAGCGCCTTTTAATTGGGACGCTGCCTATGATCCGCTCGGTTCCTAGCACGTTGTATACCGACCACTTGTTGCTGCGCTTTCTACAACTCCCCCACTCCACCGCCCGGGCATGGCCCGGAAAGGACTCCCCATGCCTACAGAAAACAAAATCGCCGCACCACTCATGGTCGAACGCTCGACAGTCACGAAGCTGGTCATCACCGGCGCGCCACGGCTCGACCCAATCACCGTCTTCCTCGAGGACTTCGGCCGGCGCGACTGCCCGACCGAATCCGATCCGAACTACCAGACGGCCCAGGGCAAGATCACCATCAACTGCTGGGACAACAGTTGGAATGCGTACTGGGGCGGTATGGGTCCGCGCACCGTCGCCGAGTTCGTCGCCGACTGCGGCGGGGACTACATCCTGAATTGCCTGGATCGCGGAATCAGCTCGACAGTGTTCAGTGGAGAGGCGCTGCACACCCTGGCCAAGAAGTGCATCGTCCAGCGCCGCCGGCAACAGACCGGGCGCCACGAATGGGAGCTGGGCGAATTAAGCAAGGATGAGGCGCGCGAGCTTTGGCGCGACATCGACTCATTGCGCAGTATCGAGAGCCCGAACGAATGCTGGCACCAGAGCAGATTGTTGACCGAGCTGTTCGGTAAGGAATGGCACTACCCGCTCGACGGCAAGGCTGTCGAAGAAAACCACAAGTTCACGTACCTGCGGCGGGTTGTCGAGGCAGTACAGCATGCGCTGCGCCAGGAACAGCAGGCCGGCATGACGGTTGTTAATGCCCATGATCTGGTAACGAGGGAGGCTGTATGAGCGACTGGGCGAGGATGTGATCAGTGGATCAATGCATTGAGTTACTAGCCCAGAGGAAGGGAGTTGTTTAACTCGCAGCTAACTACTTCGATCCACTAAATCACTGCCCACAGCCTAAAGGGCGCGCTCCAATGACTTGATAGAGCGCCAGCCGGATAACCACTTCAACAACACATATCTGAAATGCATGCGCGACATGTCATTTCTAGCACAGCTATCGATCTCGTCTAGGGTCGATTTCAAATAAATCCCCTCCACCGTCAAAGTCAGCCGCTAATCCCGGCATTTGTCATCGTCTTTGCCTGAACTGGATACACGACTGCGCGCCAGGAGAATCTGTTGCATTGCCAGCTGTGCGTCAGGATCTCCGCATTCAGCCATGCACTCAAGACAATCGCCCCCACAGTCCTGGCGCTCTGGAGAAGTATCGAGAGGTCGCTTGCATATATTGCATGTACGCATTCTAGATTCCTGCCTCAGTGCTCGGACTAATTGGGGCGCGGTCAGTTAGGCCGAAAAAAACAGCACAATTAAACACCAATTGGGCGGCTGAAGCGAAATACGCACCTACCGCCCATTACTCCCCCCCTTCAAAGTCAGCCGCTATAGCGGCAAGGACGAAGTCATGCCTGAAGAAATCGTATTGATCCAGCCAGCCCCAGTCGTTCGCGATGCCGAGGGCATGTTCTGGCACCCCGATCTGCCATCGTTCGAAGAGGGAGACGGAGAAAAGAGCAAGCAGTGGATCGCTGATCAGGGTCTAGTCGTGAAGACTGCGAGTATCGAGTACGCCGAAGAGGCGATCGCTGATCGGTATTTTGAATCGGGCGACCCTGATTGCAGTTACTGGGAACCGGCAAAGCCCGATGGTGACGGCTGGTTCTGCCTTTCGATTGGTGACACTGACGATGGCCCGGTCTGCTGGTGGGCGCGCCGGGAGGTGACGCCATGAGCCGCAGCGGATACAGCGATGATTGCGGCGGGTGGGATCTGATCTGCTGGAGGGGTGCCGTGAATTCGGCGCTGAGGGGAAAGCGCGGCCAGGCTTTTCTGGTCGAGTTGCGCGATGCGCTGGACGCGATGCCCGAAAAGCGGCTGGTGGCAGACACGCTCGAAGCCGACGGCCAGTTCTGCACGCTCGGTGTTCTCGGTGCAAAACGCGGCATCGACATGAGCACCATCGATGCGCATTGCCGTGAGACGGTGTCGGGGGCCTTCGGGATAGCGCCAGCCATGGCGGCGGAAGTCGTATTCGAGAACGACGAGTGCGGCTGGAACGAAACTCCGGAACAGCGTTGGCAGCGGATGCGCAAATGGGTCGACGGACAGATCAAGGAGGTGACGCCATGATCGCCACCCTCTGGTCCGCCTACGTCTTCATCTACAAGGGGCCGAGGTGATTCAGGAAGTCTTTGGGCTCCTGGTGTCGAACCACAGAGCGAGCAGTATCGGCCCCAAACTTAACGAATACATTGGCCATACGCCAATTTTGCCCGCGCTATGCAATGCAATGGCGATGACCCCAAAGACAATGGCAACGCCGTAACCAAAAAATACAGAGCCTTTCATGGTGATTTCTCGAATTCCGTTTTCGAAAGCTGGATGTAAGTGGGGGCCATGATACCCACACTTCATAAGTCCAACTAGTTCATCCCCTCCCCTCTAACCTCAATCCCCCTACATGCCTGCCGGTGAGAATCAGGACTGCTTCTTGCCCTTCGCCCACCCGCAAACCATAAGAACCAGGCCGGGGATCCACAAGGCCGGCGCAGTTATCGCGAGACCGCAGATTGCCAATGGGAGTCCAGTCAAAAACAGCGGGTTTCTAAACGCCTTATCCATTTCGCGCCACCTTTAAGAATTCATCTCATTAAACCATAAGTGCCTGCCGGTGAGCGGCGGGCGAGGTATTCCTATGCCCGAAGAAACTGAAGTGCTGTATGTCGTCCACGCCCAGGGCCCCGACGATCTGTACGCGGCCGCCAGCAAAGAGGAAGCCGACACGCTGGCTGCCAAGCAGAACGAACTGGTGCCGATGGCGAAGTGCATTGTGATCGTCAGCCCATGGTCTCCGGTCGATCACTGGAAAACTCTGGCCGAACAGAATGCGGAAGACGCTAACTACCTGCGCAACGGCTGGCAGGCTGACTTGGATCGACTGAATGCGGCGAAGGCCGAGATCACAGCACTGAGCAAGAACGTCATCGAGTTCACCCGCGAAGACTTCGACGCGACGCTGAACAACCTGCGCCGGATGGGAGCCAGTATAGACGGCGACAACGCCTACAAGCGCGATCTGTGCGACTTGATTGGCGGGGCGTTGGCCATGGGCGCCCAGAACACCAATCCGCCGCCGGCAGATCACTGGGGGCAGCGCTTCTGGGATATCGGCCGGGAGGAACGTGCAATGCAGGAAGAGCTGCTCGAAAGCCTATCCAACTTGGTCGGCCTGGCAAAACTCGGCGCCGCCAGGCTCGACAAGTACCACGCAGCCCTTGCTCACGCCGAGGCAGTAATCGCCAAAGCCACCCGCTAACCCACCTTCTGCCGCCCAGCGCGGCGAGGACACCCCATGTTCGCAACGAAACTCACCCTGATCCTGCTGGGCGCTTTGCTTTACCTGTCTGGCACCGGCTACTGGCTCGCCTGGCTCGGGCCTGACCTGCTCAGCACCGGCACCACCGAGGCATTGCTCGGCGCATTCGCCGGCACCTGTGCCTGGATGCTGATCACCTTCGGCCTGGTCATCCACATCATCAAGACAGCGCGGCCCGCCGGCTCTCTCGACAAACCCGACGTATAGAGGTGCATAGCATGGAGATGCAAAGCGAAACGCTTGCCGAGGAAGAGCTGGCGGCGATCACCGGATACATGATTCCGTCAGGCCAGATAGCGTGGCTGAGCCGAAACGGCTGGAATTACGTGCTGACCAGGGCTCGCCGGCCAGTGGTCGGCCGTGTCTACGCCCGAATGAAGCTGGCAGGCCTAAAGCCTTCTGCGGAAAACGTTGCGGCCGAGGCCTGGTCGCTGGATTTGTCAAAGGTAGGATGAAGAGATGCGAGCCAAAAAGGCGGCAAATAGGGACCTGCCGCCAAGAATGATTCGGCGTGTACGCACGCTGAAAGGCGGAAAAGAATGGGTTGGGTACTACTACGACGGGAGGAACGAAGACGGGAAGCGGGTAGAAATCCCCCTCGGGGGTGACTTGGATATCGCCAAGGCTGAATGGGCAAAGCTCGACTGCAAGCCAGTACCGAAGAAGAACGCCCTGCTGGGCCAGGTGTTTGATCGGTACGAGCGGGAGGTCATCCCGGGAAAGGCGCCAAAGACGCAGAGCGACAACCTGCTTAGCCTGAAACAACTACGCAAAGCGTTCACCGACGCCCCTATTGATGCCGTGACGCCGCAGGTCATAGCCCAATACCGGGATAGACGGAGCGCCAAGGTGAGAGCCAACCGGGAGATCTCCCTGCTTTCGCACATCTATAACTTCGCACGCGAGTGGGGGATCACCGAGAGCAACCCGGCCGCCGGCGTGCGAAAGAACAAGGAAGTGCCGCGGGACTTTTACGCAACCGAGGAAATCTGGAGCGCCGTGTATGCGGTCGCGACCTCGGAGTTGCGCGACGCCATGGACCTGGCTTATTTGACTGGCCAGCGCCCGGCGGACGTACTTTCGATGCGGGAAGCGGACGCGGTTAACGAGTTCCTGCAGGTTGCCCAGGGCAAGACTTCCAAAAAGCTACGAATCCGCCTGACTGCCGCCGGAGTTTTGAATGACTTAGGCGCACTGGTGGAGCGGTTGATAGAGCAGAGGCGTTCCCGCGGCGTGCGGAGCCCGTACCTGATTGTCACTGAGGATGGGCGGCAGGTGACCAAGCCGATGCTGCGGCTGCGCTTTGACGACGCCAGGGACCGGGCGATAGCGACAGCCCGCGAGAAAGGAGACGGGATTCTTGCGGCGAGCATTCGTCAGTTCCAATTCCGCGATATCCGACCGAAAGCCGCCAGCGAGATCCTCGACCTGGGCGATGCCAGCCGCCTCCTGGGTCACACGGACAAGCGCATCACGGAGACGGTCTACAGGCGCGTTGGCGAGATCGTGAAGCCGACTCGTTGA